TTGTGTTGGTCAATTCACCAAGTCGGGCAATCGAGGTCTCCACGACCCCATCAGGACTAGATATGAGGGCGAGAGCGACGAGGGTACGGACTTGATGGTGGGTTAGGTCAGTCAGCATGGGGGCGACGATATTTGAACTTGCCCTCTTGGTTCACTTGGTCCATTACCATCTTATAGACGATGGCTGTGAGACTCTCTACGAAGTCCTCCAAGACCTCTGAGAGACGTTCTTCTAGCATCTCTGTCTCCGTGTCGATAAGTGCGAGACCATCTGAGATATCCCAAGACTCAATATTCCGCTCTAGCAACGTGAGTACCGCGTCAAATGCTTCTTCTGAATCATCCCAAGCAAATGCTGCTATATCGCCCTTACTAATAGATACGAGAAGTTCGTCTAGTGAACCGCCTTGAGTAACTGCTAATCCTCTTTGAGAGGCTGCAAGTATTACTTGGTCATGAGTTTCGTTTTCTTCCGCGATTGGTAAAACAACTTCTGTAACTGGTTTTTTGTCAAGAAGCATGCGAAGCCCCATAGTTACTTCTACATCGTCAGACGTTCCGATTACAAGCAGTTTCATTAAAACCTCCTGATTGGCTGTATTGTGGTTGGTTTATCAAGCATGGTTGTTACTGCTAACGATACAAATGCAATTGCGGGTGCTACAACCGCTAGGTCGTAATTGTTATACCCGATTAAATACGCAAGACCTGTAGCAAACGCTAAAGATATAAAACCTTTGACTTTACCTAAGTCAATAAAGGCTTCTATTGCGATTAGAAAGTATGAAGTGCCTAGAGAGGCGATGGCTATGTCTATAAGAGTGGTCATGGGCAGAGCCTACTACCACTTAGCCAAAAACTAAATGACTGTTTCTGAGGTTCCTTCTAGACCCTTGTAGGACCTGACTCTGTACGGCATGTTGTACGGAATCCAATCTTTGAGCGTTAAAAAGACACGTGGCATCTTCTTTAGACGACTAGGGTAGTTGTAAGAGTAGGAAGCGTGGGCTGTTCCAGACCAGAAGACACCATAATCGGCTGGCAAAGACCCATCAAAATAATCCGTTGGATAGAACGTTTGTTCGGCTTGAGTGTTATCAATCCAAACGCTTTGTCCTGTAAGAGTGGCTGTAAGGGTAAAGGTTAAGGTTATGTTTCCAAGAACAGAGAGTCCTTCTGGAATAAACAACGATACATAATATCTATCCCAATCCGTTGTAACAGATATTTGTTTGTTTACTACTTCTGTATCTGGGCCATCATCATCTGCTGCCGTAAGAGCCATATTCATAGTTGTGTTAGCAGACGCTTTTAAATAACAAGAGAAGGTGTAGTTATTACCCTCAGTTAGTTTGTACGTAGTTGGTGTTTTATTAAGTATTTTGGAAAGACTAAAGTTGTTTTGACCTGTCAATAACATTGAAAATGAACCAGGAAGTCCTGGAGGAACAACCCCTACACGAGATACTGAAGAGTTAGTCGTCCATCCAGTTGTGTTTGTTTCAAATGATGGATTTGAATTGATGTTTACTTTTTCACTGCTTAAGAATATATCTAAACCACGTGCTTCATCAAAGTTAGTAGCAGTTGCTTGTGGAGCAAACTGAACCATGTCAATGTTATAGGTGTTTTGAGTTGTAAATTTAAATCTAACTGTCGCATAAACTGCAGTAACAGGTGCTGTTAGGTTCATGAAGAACCTTTGATAAACGCCTGTAGTTCCGTTGGTGGTTGCTTCTGTAACTACAGAACTAACTTGAGTACCTAAGTAATCATGCCAAGTTACATCGGCAATAACAGTTCCGTTAGAGGCAGATGCTGCGTAGTAACTGAACCTATATGCGGTTCCACCAACTACTGGAATACCCTTAGTTACAGGGTTATCTTTTCCAAGACTGATGTGAGATACGTCAGATATCGTTCCTGTAACAGTTCCTTCGTTTACGTTTGCTCCTGTGTTTGCGTAAGTAAAAGTAGTTGGAGAAGGAACAGAATCAATGGTGTGAGTGCCATTAAAGTCAGGCACTGAAACGCTTCCTATAGTTACACTATCGTTAGGTATCAATCCATGAGCAGCAGAAGAAGTAATGGTTGCAACGTTATTTGCTCTTGCAATTTTACTAACGGCTCCAGCAGAAGTTATAAACTTTCCAGACCAAACAGTGTTGACTGCGTTTGTTCCTGTAGGTCCTGGTTTCGTACTGTCTGCAGTAAGATTTCCATAAGTATTTGTCCAGCGTCCAATACCTTCAGTGAATGAAGAGTCTTGAACATCAAGCATGAGATTTGGGCTAACAGTTACTACAGGGTCATAGTTAGATACGGCTTCAATGTAGTTCTGAATACCAAGCAAAGTGCCTTTGTTTTGATATAAATAGATGGCTTCACGAATTAACTTCTTTTGATTTCGATATGGGAGACCGCGTTCTGGATACAACCCAATATTGTTTTCTAAAGGGGGCAATAAAGACGGAGGGGTTTTACGTCTTCCAAAATTTGGTTTTACTAATTCTGCATAGGTAAGAATTTGGTCAAAGGTAAAACTAAAAGGCTTTAGAAAATTATAAACAAAACTGTTTACATCAGGGACACCTGTAGGGCTTTGTTCTGCACTGGTATAAACTTTAGGCAATATCTCAAATAACTTTTTTTGACTGCCACGGTCAGAAGGCATTAGTGCAGTTGCATATCCAGCAGGGGTCCACAAATTAGAATTAGTAAATAACCAGATTGTGTAATAAATAAATTGGCCTTGTGCAACTGGTAAATCATTTATCGTATAACTGTCTAAAAAGTTGTCTTCGCCATCGGTAAAACTATTGCGATTTACTAATCCATTTAAAGAACTAGTAGACGACTGCTCCCAAAGAATAACTCCGTCTTGTTCTGTTTCTGCAAAGTTGTCGTTGTTTCTAACCAAACGGATTTTGGTAAAGTCACCAGAAGGTGCGTTCCAACTTACGTATATTTTTCCATAGTCAACGGCAGAAGCCTCCATTGGCTCTGCGTTATAAACAAGGCGAGGAGGATTACCATAAACAGCACCGCGATATACCGCACCTAAATACTTTGCCACTTATTCACCTCGCTTAACTAATGACTGTTAAGAAGTCAATTGAAATGCGTAATACGAAATCTTTAGTGGGAACCCTGTGCCTGAGTTACTGTTTGCGACAGCAACGTTCATATCTACTTCATAACTAAAAGATGTTGTGCTTGTGCTTTTAATAGATACAAACCCATTAACACCTGTTGTTGGGTAAATAACAGTGGCTATTACGATAGGGATTTGAGTAAAACGACCAGCATCAAAGTTCTTAGTTCCAATAATCAGTAGGTCACCTTGTGCAGATGTAGTTAAATTTACAGTCCCAATCTCCATTGCAAGCGGGATTTGAGCAGGACGAATAATTGGCGCATTAAAAGTATTTGTTCCAGCAAAGGTATTGTCATTTACTATACGGGCATATTGAGACAGGTCAGGATAAGCAACTGAGATAGATTCCCAGTCGGTTCCGTTCCATACTCGTGCTTCTCTATAAACTGTTGTTGGCATTTTTATCCTCTAGGAAGTCTAATGATTTTTTTGCCATCCCATTTATCACCAGTTAGTGGGATATCTCCCATGTCAGGTGTATGTTCAACAATTGTTGGTTCGCTTGTTAATACTGCATTAAACCGTTCGTCAGTTCGTAATACAAAGACTATTTCTCCGTCAATTACGAAAAAAACAACGTTATTTGTTACGTATTCATCAGCCATTTGATTCTCCTTCGTTAGTTCCAACTGTAACAGCCTCCCACTTACCTACGGGACATGAAGCGTGAGGTAATTTGCATTTTTCTTTCATAAAACACCCACATTGTTTACAGGTAGTAGTCAACTTGATTAAGTGCTCACAGTTAAGGCATAGGTCAAGGCGTTTGTTATACGTCTCATCATCAACACGACCAATTTTTGGATTGATAAGGTCCCAAGGACGTACTGAGTCTCCTGGTTGTTTCTCTTTCCAAATGTCCCAAGGTCTTTTCTTTGGTTGGCTTGTCATGCTTCGTACACCTTTACCTCTACTGAGCCGATATTGCGACCATCTTCATAGTTGCTTGGAGCACCAAGTATGCCATAAGCAGTTGCTGCAGAGGTGCTGGCTACAGTTACATTTGTCCCAACTTGTTGTGTGTAAGCGGTGTCTTTAAAGGCTCTAATAGTTATTGAGTTGGCTGTTTTTGTTGCGGTCAAGGCGTTCCAACGTTCAGTAACCTGGGTATCAGAGATAACAGAAAGGTTACCTCCTTGTTTTCTAACTACTCGAATGTAAAAGAGGTCGTTGTAAGCGGTTTCTAACCTATCCACTTCGCAAACAAATCGAGTTCCAGACTGGCAGCAACTATAGTAAGGAACCTGTTGATATCCAGTAGAGCAGGTAGAAGGGGTTGTTGTACATACTTCTTGGACTGCAGTTCCTGTACATACAGTTTGACATACTCCTGGAATAGTGATTGGACATTCGCACACACAAATTGTGCTTCCTGCTGAGGTAGTACATTCGCCTGGAATTGTGCGAGTACAAGTGTCTCTATCGCAGCAAACAGTTGTGTATGTAGTAACACAATTTTGTCTTGGAAAACAACGTGTTATACCGTCTTCTCTTACACATTGAGTATCTGTAGTACATGAAACAGTAGGGGTAGAGCATCGTCTAATACAGCAGTTATAGGACTCTGTTCTATCAGGTGCACAAGTGGTTACTCCTGGAACGTAATAACAGTTAGTACAAAACGGTGCTGAATTACAACCAACCGTGGACTCACTACACACTTGACTACATCCAGTTTGAACGGTCTGGTTTACGCATGTTGTTGTTCCTGGTGTTTCAGTTCCAAAACAAACTGTGTTGTAACCTGCTGGTTCCGTACAGTTTGCAATGCAGTAACTTTCATTACGACCAGAAACGCAAACAGAGTATTGATAAGAGGTTCGATTGTAATAGGGATACACAGCCCACCAGTTGTTAGTGTCTGTGTAGTTAAATACAAATCCCATACCTGGAGATAATTCGTTTGCTTTTGCAATAAAATCATAAAACCCAAGGTCTATTACTGCTAATGGGTAGTCTGTTTTTGCACCTGTGGTATTAGCAAATCCGTTGTTAATTCGCCATTGACTAGAAATTATGCTCCAGGCTTGTCCTGTTTCAGCAGTTCCTAAACTGCTTGTAGTATCGGCTCTTGAGAAGGTGTCTTTTAAATCGGCAGCCCAAAACTGTCGCCATTGCCCATCAACTTTTACATAACCAAATGCGGCTTTTTTCCAACCACCATTAACCTTTGAAAAAAGGCCAGTCCCTGCTTTAAAGTTATTACTTACCTTAGAACCAATAGCCATTTAGGTTCCTTAAGCGAGGTACTTAATCCAGATATCTCCGTTATTACCACCCGTTGGGTCTGATGTAGACACCGTGATGTTACGAAGACGAGATGACAATGCTTGGTCGCCTGTAAGTGTTCCTCCTGTAATTTGGATGGTTGTATCTGCTGAAAGAACTGCTGGAATTGAATCTGAGTCAATCCATACAGTTCCTTGAGGAAGTGCTAAAGCCGCACCATCTGGCTGAGAGTCAGACCAAATGATTGGTTTAATCTCTTGGTTATTTACGTAAATTCGTCCCTGGTTATCAACTTTAGACATAGTTGTTCCACCAGAGTTTTTGAACTGAACAAGGTCAGCACTTTGGCTTGTAAAACCTTGCACTACTAAAGGAACGCTTGCTGCGTTTGCTGGTTGAAGGGTTCCGCCTGTGTACTTGAAGTACTGGTTGTGAACATCTCCCTTGATACCTTTTTCAATATTGGCAATACGAGCAGATAAGGTTGAAAATGTAGTAGTAGTGTCATCAAAAGAACCAACATATCCACCAGAAACGTTAGGGCTAACACCTACTACTGCTTGTGTAGAAGTTACTTCATCTTGCAGAGAGTTAATGTGTTCGGCAAGAATAATATCGGTGAAGTCCGTCTTATTGACGAACGACTTCACGCCTGAGGGATAAACAGCGGGCATTTGGGTCTCCTAACTTGGTTCTATTGTCTCTGGTAAATAGGGGTTTTAGGGGCTTAACAGGGTAGTAATGATTATGGATGGCTATGGCTAATACTTGCTTTTTGAGTTATTTGAGATTCTAAAGCAACAATGCGTGTTTGGTGGTCTTTTAAAGCAGCAGCCATGGCTAGTAAGGTAGCAATAAGGTCAATTTCTGTAGTTCCATTTACAGTACTTTCTGTTTTAAAATATGGAGTTAATCCTGTTAAAGAAACAGAGTCTGACAAAACTTTTACGTTTACACGTTTTCCTTTTTTGGGTTTTCCAAAGACACCTGCCCATACTGGATAAGCGGGGTCTCCACCCTCAAAAACAATCCAGACACCTTCACCAACGTCAGGAACTTGAGTTTTAAGACTTGACGTTTCTAAAGGCCATGCCCAATTGGTAGTAATGCCATCACTGAGCATAGGTATTTGAACTTTAATTCTTCTATGTCCTTCTGGGTCTTTGTTATTTACAACAATGCCTCTATAAGTTCCGTAGAACTTTATAGAGTCGCTTATATTTAACGGCATTAAATAGCCTCAAGTAAGATATCTGGTTCAGCAAATGTAAGGACTTCATTGTTTAAGGCTTGAATTTGAGAAAGGCTTGGAGTTCCACCGCTTTTGTATAAGAACTGAATTTTTGCACGTGTAATACCAGGGATATTTTGAATAACAAACTCAACATCTTGAGCAGTAATTAACTCTCCAAATTCAACATAGTTATAACTAAAGTTGTTTACTATTGCGGACCTTAAATTATTTTCAGCAACTGCTTGTGTATAAACAGAGTCGCGTGTGTATTGAATGTTCATAGTTACTGGAACATAGGTAGGCTGTGTATAAGTAACGGTTACCCCAGCAAGAGTTCTATCAGCCAAAAACGACGTAACGCTGTCTCTCATGCTTGTCCATTCAGATGTAGGAGTACCAGAAGATAAGCCTGGTGTTGCATCTCCGTCGTTGTCATCACGCTCTGGTGCAATGTAAAGAGTTACTGAGGTGTAGCCACTAGAAACAGCCTTTGCTTTACCGCAGTTATCTACAGATAAAGCCAGGTTTTCATAATCGTCTAGGGTTATTGCACGTCCTAATGTTCTTAAGAACTTCGGAGCATTTCTACGTATTGAATCATCAGACTCTGGGTCTGAACCACCAGTTCCCACAGAAGTATTAGCAACGTCAATAACTCCAGCAATTGCCGTTATTTGAGATTCTGATAATCCTGGGATATAGGCTAAGGTATCAATAGTGTTTTGAGAAACATTGCCGAGTAGCCCTCCACCTGCAGTATAGACCGCTTTAACTGTTGCATGAATAGTTGGGATGGCTCCTGAAACACCGTCTCCAAATAAAACAAATATTTTATTATCTTTATCAAAACGCGTTGTAAAAACAGCGTCGTTAGGACCGAAGTCAATTAGGTGTTGAACTTTTGTCCATTTTTTAAAGGTGTTTCCGCTTTCTACGTAAACCTCAATACTGTCAGAAACAACTGGGTCATCATCTAAGTTAAAGGTTTGGTCAGCCGTTCCATCAGAGTCGCCAAGGTCTACTCCGTAGATGCTTCCTGCTTCAACAGTGTTGTAAGCACCCTCTTCACTAAGAATTAAGACCTCTCCCCGTGTACTGCCTACTGCTGCTGGAACAGTGGCATTTGCAAGGGTTGAAAATGTAACGGTTTGAACAGAAGTTTCTCCAATTACTTCTCCAGTAACACGAGTACCAGCAGGAAGGACTATCTGAGTTCCTGAGTTGTTATAGAAAGTAATAAAGCATGTTGCGTTTTTATAACCAGTTGGGGTGTAACCGTAAGTCTCTGCTAAAGCCAAAATAGTATCGCGTTGAGTTGCGGTTGCAATAAACTGCTCGTTAGCAACACGGTCAATGTAATAACTAGCAATGTCTCCCATGTAAGCAAAGGCTTCAATTAACGCTAGACCAAAGTCAGATTGGTCATTACCCGACCACTCAGGGATGTTCTTTTTAACGCGAGCAATTAACTCTTCACGAATCGCGAAAAAGTCTCGGTTTGTGTAATCAACCGTTACTGGTGTGTCTTCAGCCATTATAAGTTCTCCTGTGCTGGTGGGTTTTTTCCACCAATAGCGGTAAGTGCTACGGCAGTTTTTTGAACTTCCTTATTAGGCAAACTGTAAACAATATCCACCACGATTGTTCCGTTTTCCACGTTTTCTTCAATTATAGACTCAATATAAGTAAGATTTGGCAGTAAATTGATAAATGCTTCCTGTATTTCAACATCTATTTGCTGAAATGCTGAATCTGTGCCTTTAAATAAAGCAGCCGAAATGGTTGTTCCATATTCTGGGAACATCACTCTTTCACTCTGCAAGGTCCCAATTGCAGACAAAACTCTGTCGGCCCAAATTTTTGACTGTAATTGAGTGGCTTGAATAGTCCCGTAAGGACTTAAGGACATAGGTAAACTGATTGCACGTTCTGCCATTATGCTTTCCATTTCTTTGATGACAAGGTGTAGCCACTTTTAGTTTGATTAAAGGTGTTTGTTTTAGTGTTTAATCTTGCTGGTTTAGGACGAGATATAGACGCTTTTCCTACTTTAGACAAGTTTAAAACAGGTTTGTTTACAGAGTTTCTAGGTTGTTGTTCAACGTTATTCCCTCTTCCGTCGGACAAAACAACTCCATCAGAATGATAAACCCCGTCCCTAGAAAAGGTATGAGTAACTGAACTAACCATCCAATACCCATCAACAACTTCGTCTACACCCTCTACTTCAACCATGTTATAAGGTTTAATTCGTGGGTCACCTTGAGCAAAAAAGGTTGCAGGTATTGAAAATCTTGCTCTTTCTGCTTTTGCTTTTGTTGCACTTTCAGCAACAAGTTTGCTGTTAGCAACATCAAGACTAGAGTTATCATCAAAAAGAACTTGAGCGGGGTTTTTTCTAACCTTGCCTTTGGGGGTTGCTGTTGCATAAAACGTTCTTGGTTTTACAGGGTCAACAGCACTTATATGCTTTTTACCTCTAAGCGGTTGGTCTGAGTTTTCAATTAAATCACCGAGAACTGGCTCAAACTTATCTAAAGTTCTTTCTGTCCAAGAGTAAAATGGAGGGATAAACTCTTCAGTAAAACTTAATAAAGGTATAGAACCAAAGTTACGTTTTATGGTTTCGTCTACTGATAAAAAGTAAATAGTGGCATTTTCTTCCCAACAAAAATAACCAACTTTAAAGGCTAGTTCTTGAAGCATTTCCCAATATGACAAACCATACTGAGAGATTTGACTAAATCGTGTTGAATGGGGGGTAGTAACTGCTTTAAGTTTAGTTTTTTTTGCAATGTCTTTTACAATCTCATCTGCTGTTTTGTTTATCCAAAGGTTTGATTTGATGTCTTTTAAAGGTAACGATGCCCCAATACAGCGAATTTCAATCTCGTGATTTACTTGTGCAGCACGAGTTCTTTTGTAAGACATTACATATCCTTTAAAATTACCTGTTGCTTTGTTGTTATTTTTCCAAGTAACAGAAACAGGAGTTCCAGTTTTTAATGCTTTATGAAAAAAATCCGTTTGTTGAGTATAGCGAAGAATAAGAATGTCATGGCTTCTTTCCTCTTGTTTTAAGACAACTTGAGACGGAGACAGAGGAAAGTTTGGAAATTCAGGAAAAGAAACGGTGTAGGTTGTGTTAAACCGTGATTGGACTCCTTCTTCTACGTTATTAAGCAACATTTGGAATCCTTAAAATTGTTCCAGGCTCAATTTCCATTGGGTTTTGAATTTCTGGATTAAAGTCCATAATTTTCCACCAATACGTTGAGTCTCCAAAAAATCTACTAGCAACTATGTCAATTCGGTCAGTTTCTACCCATTCGTAAAAAGCAACCTCGGAAATAAGTTCAGGAAATTGACGCATTACAGTTAAGTCGTATTGTTTTTTTAATGGGTTGTAGGCTTTAAAAATGTTGCCATCTGCGTAACGACTATCTAGAAAAATCACGATTTCTTTCCTTTCGGAGCAATGGCATCAAAGAAACGAGAGCCTTGAACGCTTACAACGGACAAGGTAGGGACCATTCGTTCATTAAATAAAATGTGATTAACGTTGATGTTATTTATAGACACCAAATATCTCAAACCATCGCCTAAATGAACCTCTACAGGAACACGAGCAATCCACCCAATATCTGCAGTTTTCCTTCCGCGAAAATCGCTATCTACGTCATTCATACCACCATGTATAGACCTAAAGAAATACTCTAGGTCATACATGGTTCCTTTTTTGTAAATTTTAGCAAGTTCACCTGCAGAAACTGTTTCTGGGTACAAATCTCCAGATGGCAAAGCAGAACGTAAAGAGCCTGTTTGTGAGTTTTTTATTGTTATAGACCCGTCTTTTTGAAGAAAACTTAAGTCTTCAATTCTGTTTAAATAAAGTTCAAAACTAATTCCGCCAACGTTAAGTGGAGTTACTGGATTAAAATTAGTCATGTCTTCTCTCATTAATTCAGGAGAGTTTCTGTCCATCGCTCCGTATTGCAAAACAACGCTGGTAGGATTGTAATGGAATCTAAAACCGTAAGAGTTAGTGTCTAAAGTTCCTTTAGAGTTTAGTTTACTTTTTAAAAACCTTGCTGTTTGGTTATACATCTGTATAACGCCACGATTTGCGTCTTTGCCTGTGAAAGTTTCTTTTAAAGCGTCTGTAATAGAACTAGGTAAATGTTTTCCGTGAGTAGTCAAACGAGTTTGAATACCGTTACTAGTAAAGTAAGCGGATTTTGCAGCAGGAGCATTGTAAATATAGTCTTGTAATCGACCTGCATTAGAAGTAGGGTTAACTACACCAGCGGCTGAAGCCCTTTCCTTTTTATTAAGAAGTACGGTAGAAGTTTGGGCTGTTATGTCAGTTAGTTTAGTAATAACAGTTCCTACTGCAGAAGATTCACTTTTAAGTATCGACACGTTTCTTGCTGCTTGATTTTTTTCGTTAGTTAAAGACTTTGCTTTTTCTTCTGCACGTTTCCAGTTTGATTGTTTAGTGGCATTGGATTGGTCTGCTAGGTAAATGTCAAACTTTCTAGCCATGTCATCGTTTGCCAATTTAAGGTTCTTTTCAGCAAGAGTCAATCGTTTTGTAGCATCGGTCAACGACTTTTGAAGAGTTTCGCTTCTTTTTTTAAACGCTCTGCGTTGAGACTCAGCATAAGCAAAATCTGTAAGAGCCTTATCGTAATTAATTTGAATTCTACCTGCCATTACATTCTACCCATCGTTCTCATAGATGCGTCTTTTTCAAGTTCAGCCTTAACTATACGAACCAGTTGCATTGCTTCTGCTTCTGAAGCCTTTTGAAAAGTAGCGTAAACATTTACAGTTGCTCCACTAGACGAACTTCCAGACATAGAAGGAGTTGCTACCCCAAGACTTGAAGGACCACCTTGTGGAAACTTGTAAGGATTTGCTCCAGTTTTTCCAGTCATCCAAGCAGAGTTATTAACTGCTGAAAGAATAGAGTCAGTTGAAGCACCGCTCTTTAACGCATTAACAATTGCTGTGTAACCACGTTGGTCTGCTTGATTTCCAGTAAGGGTTCCAATCGTTGCTGCATATCCGTCTTCCCATGAAGCATAAGATTTAACACCAACACTGTTCATGCTAGGGGCATTGTTTAAACTATAAGTTGTGTTTAAAGGGTTATAGTTAGCACTGTTTTTCCAGTGTCCACCTTCAAATCGTGCCCATGTAGTAAGAGCAGCAATTGCACTCTCTGTAACAGGAGCACCAAGTCTATTTAGTAGACCTGTAGCCCACTCTTTTTCACTACCAGTTCCAAGTATTGCCTTGTAAGTTCCAGACTTAGTTGCTTTGTCTGCTGGCATGAAGGTTCCGTTAGGACCTACTAATCCACCTGATTTAATTAAGGACTCTGTGCTTCCTGAACCATAAACCGAAGAAAGGTTAACTTCTTTACTTGAAAGACCTGAGGTTTGAATTTCTAAAGCAGTTCCACTAAACAGTTGGCTTAAAACGTTATCGTTCTTAAGAAGTTCTTTTGGATTTACTGGGTTGTTTTTTCCACGACGTACTTCAAAGTGAAGGTGTGGTCCATCTACGTTTCCAGTGTCACCAGACTTACCAATTATCTGACCTTTTTTAACATTGTCACCAGTACGAACTAAGACCTCTGAAAGGTGACCATAAAGAGTTTGATAGCCATTACCGTGGTCAATCTGTACTGTTTTTCCATAAGCCTGACCAGGGTTATCGTTGTAAACAACTCCGTCTAATGCTGCAACAACTGGAGTTCCAATTGCACATGGGTAGTCATCACCAGTGTGAGAGCCCTTCCACATTTTTCCTTCAGCACCGTAAGGAGTTCCAACAGCACCGCCCATAATTGGAGAAATTGCTCCAGTGCCAACAGTCCCGCTTCCAAATGAACCGCCCATTGGAACTTGGTTACCGCCACCAGAACCACCGCCACCTAAAAGATAGCCACCCATATAAGTTGCTCCGCCAACAACTCCACCAATAAGTGCTCCAGGAACAGCACCAATTCCATAAGCAGGTGCACCAATTACCGCTCCAGTTGCAGCACCTCCTCCAATAGAAGTTAAAAGTCCTGCTTTGTTTATTCCACTGCCATCTTTTCTATCAAAGAAACCACTAGCACCACCTAACACAAGACCTAAGCCAGGAATAAAACGACCTGCTCCTTTTGACATAAACTTTCCAGCAGTAGCAAGTCCTCCTTTACCAAGAATTGCTCTACCAGCAAGTGCTGTAAGTGCAACGTCTTTGATTCCACCAAGAATAGAACCTGCAGCAACTCCAAGACCAGAACCAGCACGGCTTTGTCCAAGACCCCCAACAAATCCAGCAAACTTTCCTAGTTCATCTGCTGCTCCTTGCAACATTGAATTAAAGTTTTCAACAACAGTAGCAGCACCACTCATGCCTTCTAACATTGGCTTTACGTAAGCGTTTAACGTCTCTACATCAGACTGGACTATTCTTTTCTGTGCTTCAAGAGGGTTTCCGCTAACTCCTAATTTTGCAAAATCAGATTCTTTGCCACCAGCCTTTTGAATCATGAACTGGAAGAACATTTGTTTTTGGTCTTCAGACATTCCTAAATCTTCAGCAGTTTGTCTAATAAATCCGCCTTGAATTGAGTTCATAGTTTGTTGCAGATTTGCTTGAGGACGACCCATAGTCATACGTTCGTATAGTTGTTGGAACACTTCGGTTCCACCTCTGAACTGACCAGTGTCGTTGTTGAATGTGCTAATACCTGCAGCGTATAAACGAGCACTCATTGGTCCTTGTGTAAGACCAGATAACCCTAGTGCTGAGTTTTCATTAGCCATATTCATGTAACGAGCAGCACCGCCAATTTCACCAAGAAGCGTTCTGTACTGTGCACTTCCTGGCATTACACCACGAGAGGCAAGAATGGCTGCAGTTGCTGCAGGAGATTGTTCTCCTGTAATTCCAAGGCGACCAAGACCCTGCATGGTCATGTTGGTTATTTGTTGATAGCCCAGACCACTAGCACGAAGCGATGCTCCATAGTAATTGGCAGAACTTGCCATAACAGACTGGATGTTTGGAACACCCATGTACATGCCAGCAGCAACTCCTGCTGCTGCACTTAAACCTGCTTGTGCATACCCTAAGGCTTTATCGTTTACTGTAAATTTGCCTAAACCAAGGCGGTCATAGGTGGCTTGAGTACGACGAACAATGTCGTTATCAACGGTGTCTCCGCCAAATGAAACTTTTTCCATTTGTGGCATCATGCTGGTAGAACCAGAACTTAGCCCACGGTCTCCGCCACCCTTAGTTGCTCCACGGACAGCACCAGGAACCTTGCCAGCACCAGAGCCGATTGTTTTAATCGACTTTTCAATGCCAGCAAGTTTTTTTACGATGTCATCTAATTCCTTATTGGTCTTAGATAACGACTCGTTAATCTCACCTGCCACGTAAACTCCTAATAGCCTTCTTTAGCAATTTCAATCCAGTTACGTCTTTCTCTTACCGAAAGTTCTTTAATCTCAGTAAGAGTCCAACCTGGATGTCTGTCAGATAACGCCATGAACTCAGCCAGTAGCGTTGAGTAGTCCGTAGTATTAGAAACGAAATAAGGTTCCCAGGTTTGCTGGGACACTTACCTCACTTTCGCAGTCGGGACAACTACCTATTACGTCTTCAAATAGTGGACCAAAGTTACGTTTATTAATTTGTTCCGCAATCTTGCGACGGTCGGTAATGCCAAGGTTTTGAACCTGTGCTTTACCTATTACGTCCGTATCGTCAATAGTCAGGACGCAGTTTTCTAACAAGATAGTGGTTAACTCTGCAACGCTTTTATCTACATTGCTTACAAGGTCTTTTTGAGTATGGCCTGTTGGAAGAACGACCGTGCACTTGCCTACCTTGCAGTCAACATTGAATCGGCGTTCTTTTGGATTGAGCATTGGGCGAACTTTTATGTCTTTATCAATGTCTATCTCAATCGTTTTTAACTCAGCACACTTGTTACAGATGCCTTGCAAATTTGCTTTGTTTCCAAAAGTTGCTCTGTAAATAGCAAGCATTAAGAAGTCTCTGTCACCAGCAAGGAGAGAATCAAGCATTTCTTCTGTTGCTTTTTCGTCTCCGATTCGAACAACACCACGGTCAAGAATTGAAAGCAATGCTTTGCCTACCGAAGTAGAACGAGAGATTGCCTCTTCATCTTTGCCGTTTAGTTCTCTAACTTCGACCTCTTTAATGATTTCCCCAGCGGGACTTACGTACCCGCCAGGAATAATCACGACAGTGTCAGAAGGAGGCATAATTGTCACTGGCTTTTGCTCAACTTTATCGTTGGCAACAACCTGAGCAATCATGCTGTTAACTAGTTCGGGATTGTCAGCCGCTTTAACAGTTTGGTCTGTTTTTGTAGTCAATTTGTATTCCTATTCTTTGTTAGTTTCCGCCTGTAGTACCAATTTCAGGGGCTGCTGTGAAGGTCTTACCATCACTTGAGAATGAACCCCATGAGCAATCAAAACCTTCATGAACGAGAGTCATTTGCTCTACGAACAATGAATTGTCTCCAGCGTTTAGGTCAGAGTAAGCAACTGCTGTAGGCCATGCGTTATAAACTTTAAACTGCATTGCTACGTCATTTATTCCAGCCTTCGCTGCAGCATCAAGTTTTGGAATTGGATGTGCCAAAATCTTGATTGTTACATCGCAACGGAAACCATCGGTAAGTCCACGTTGTGCACCACCCATGACGGTTGCGAACATATTACGCATCCAGTTCCACTTCTCTTTCTTTCCAATTACAACACCATTTTGAAGTGTAATCGGTTGGAACGAGGTTTGACCAGGAATTTGGTGAACAGTGGTATTGAAGCCACCTTCACGATAAGGAATCGAGTCTGTTGTTACCGCCAAGCCTGATACAGATGTGAAACCTAGAGTTGCCTTTGCAACTGCAATATCGGTCTTTGTTGTATCGGTTGCAGCAAACGAGACAAGAAACCGAAAATTACGAATCGGGTCGGTTACAAGGGTCGACCGATTCTTATAGACGATGTCAGCCATTTATTTTATGCCTTCTTTCTTAGTTTACTGTTTTCTGGCTTAGAGTGATGACAACAAATTCGGCTGGGTACTGTAGAGCAACACCAACTTCAATGTGTACTTCACCTTGGGCAATCAGATTGTCAGGGTTGTTTTCAGCATCGCACTTCACGAAGAAGGACTCTGCTGGTGATGCACCACGAAGACCGCCTTGATTTCGGTATTCATTTAAGAACGAAACTAGGACTCCGTTTATACGTTCCCAGAGTTTTTCGTCGTTGTTCTCAAATAGTGCAAACTGTGTTAAGTCTTCGCACTTTTTGCGAAGATAAATAAGCGAACGACGCATATTTACATACTTGTTCGCTGTACCGTCTTGCTTCAAAGTACGAGCACCCATTACTGAGATACCTGCACCTGGAAGTTGACGAATTGCGTTTACTGGAGCAGTTGCTCCGTTCAGGTCATCTAACTCTGTAGGTGTAAAGGTTTTTTCTGTTGAGATAGCACCTTGTACCACAGTACCAATACCTGCTGGAGCCTTAAAAGGACCAGTAGTTGCATCGGTGTTTAGATAGATACCAGCGATTGCACCAGAAGGTCCAATCTTACGAATTGATGATGCACCACGACCTACTGGGTCAGTAATGAAGTAGTGTGGGTAATACACAGCAGAGTGGCTATATCCAGAAATTGCAGCAGCGGTTTGAAGTGCTTGAGCAACTGTACGGGCTGCTGGAGTCTCTACAACAACGAAGTGTTTTCCACTTCCTGCTGCCCAAGGAATTGCTGTTGCATAGATAAGACCAGCAGTGTTAGCACCCATAAGCACATCAAGTGCTGGGAAGAAAACAACCAATGGTCTGTCGATTTTGTTGAACTCTGCAACGTATCCAGTTGAGTTGTCGTTAAAGTCTGCTTCAACGATTGTTCCACCGTTTGCTCCACCAGTTAATGGGAATACGGTTGTTGCTGGAGCGTTTACTGCATCAAGTACGGTTACACGGATGTGACCAGAGAGTGTATTGACTACAGTCTCTGCATAATCGCTTGATGTTACTGGAGTAAGAACGAGATTCTCATAAGATTCTAGAAGAACATCGTTTGTAATATCTGATGCGGTTCCTGTGACTCCCTCTTTGTAAACAGCGAGGTCATAGTAACCAGAACCAGCAGTTCCTGCGGATAACTTAACACGAAGGTTGTTTCCCTCTGTTCCTTTATCACGAGCATCAACTTTGATAACGTTTCCAACTCCTGATGCTCTTGTAATGGTAACACCTGCAGTAACTGCATCTGCTGGAAGCATACGCTTCACATAAAGTTCACGTCCTCCATTTTGGAAGAACGCAGCAACCTGAAAGGTTGCTGGGTAGAGGGCGTTATACCCTCCAAAGTACTTGGTAAATTCATACCAAGTGTTAACAAGTGTTGCTGTGGTAGGTCCACTAGCAAAAGTGCCAACTACTGCTCCCGCCGCTGTTGCATTGCCTGTAACAGTAATAGGTGCAGCAAGTAGCCGTTCGCTCAGGTACACACCTGGGCGTTTGTATACTGACATTCTTTTCTCCTAACTAAATTAGTTTTGTCCAGTTTGTTGCGTAATTGTGAAACTACCGAGACCTGCATACTTACTGCGAGGGGTAAGAGGTCTCCCCGTGTTGTTAATTTTCTGCACCTTATAGAGTTCTTTATGGGCTGCTTGTGAGATTTCGGATGAAACTCTCACAGTTATTGCGTTAACGAAGAGACGTTTAGATGCCTCAACGGTATCGCGTTTAGCAACATCCAACACATCAAGACGACGAACTGTGTCATCGGCTTCAGGAAGGATGGAGCCAAACCTGAGCGGGAGTCTTGTAAACAAGAGTTCGCTCAAAATCTGTCGGTCGTGTCGTGGATTACGAGCATAAATCGTAATTTGATAGTCGATATTAATTGGAATTGGCATATCAACTTTAAACCCTTTATTACTTGGAACAGAAGTAGGACGTAGATACGCACTTTCTCTTGTTCCATCAAGTACGCCTCGCATAGCACGAGCACGGTCTTCTAGAACATCAATCATGTCAATGGTGATGTATGGGTAGTTCTGGTCGCGTAGTTCTTGGTCAGGCATACCAAACCAAACTCCTACAGGACGTGGAGTTGCTTCTTCGTTTGCTTTCTGGTCAAAGACAGTAATGCCTTTGAGCAAGTCTCTAAGGGCTTTGTCTTCTGCTAAGAACAATGCTCCTACGGTCATACTGCACCACCTAACAATCCTTTTGCTCTCTTCAACAAGAAACTTTCTGCAGTTTCTGGTCTATTAGCAAAACGACGGATAGCAGCGGTTGGTTGAGTGTTAGGGGTTCCGTACTCTAGATTTGAAATTTCTTCTTTAATATCCTCTGGGATATTAACTTTGAACTCGTTATTTACATAACGGACAGAGAGACGATTAGCCAATGATGGGCTCCAGCCACTTGCTACGCACTCTTTGCGTAACTGGGCAGTCATGACTACTGCTGTGTCTTTTGCTGCCTGACGTGCTACCTGAGTTAAGTTAGCGGTCTTCACGTCGTGACTTCTTCTTCATCGCTTTAGAAAGGGCTTGCTGACCAAAATAACCAGCGAGTAACCCAATTAAAAAAGTATGCTGACTGTTCGGTCGTATGCCGTACATACCTTTGATGAATTCGTCACGTTCATGTGCAGAGTGCATATCAGCAACCTGCTCATACCATGGGGTAGACACGCAAAAACCTCCTAGAGGTGAGCAAAACAATCAGCAAGTACTACAGTAAAAATCCGCATGACTTTTACTGCTCACAAGAATAAAGCCCCCGAAGTTAATTCGGGGGCTTAACTATCATTTCTTTTTACGCCATTATTACCCTCACGGGCTTGATGGGGGCTTTTCTATTACTTCTTTTTCTTTCCTTTGGACTTAGAGGACTTAGAGGACTTGGACTTCTTGCCTTTGCCCTTCTTTGCAAATTTACGGTTTGCAGCAGCAAGAGTCTTCATTCCGTGCTTGTTGTTAGGTTGCATACATCCACATGTTGCACACATGTCTTTCTCCTATCTATGTCTTGCCGTTTTTTTGGCAATGTCTTTGGGTTGCTTTACGAACTGCTTTCCTTCTTTGTTACCTTTGGCTTTGGCACGATTAGTGGCAGCCTTCTCGCCAGGGGTTAAAGAATCCCAGGCTTTTTCTGGAAGGTAACGCTTTTTGCCTTTTGATGGCTTACCGTCAGAAGTTTTCCACTTCTGTGCAGTCCACTTCTTTAAAGACTCTTGCGACTTTTTTACAGCCATTAGTCTTTGTAACCTCCACCCTTCTTCTTGTATTCAGATGCAAGAAGTTGAGCCTTACGTGCAGACCATTCTCCTGGGTCTCCACCTTTTGTACCTGCTTTAATCTTGTTGAACAAAGCCTTACGCATACCAGGCTTGGTGTAGTTACCTGCCTCGTTTACTTTGGACTTTGATGCTTTTTTAACGGGCTTCTTTTTGGCTGCCATTATTTACCCTTCTTTGATTTGCGTATTTTTTTTGTTGCGGGAACGCAGTTGGGAACTTTCTTGCCGTTCTTGTTCTTCCAACCTTTTTGAACGTACCCCTCCCAACAAGGACCTCTTTCTGCCATTATCGACCTTGCGTTCTGTGAGGGTTTGCTTTGTGCCATTGCTTTACTGCTTTGACACCTTGCTTAATGTTTTTAGACCCACTTTTTTTAGTGAGGTTAATCTTGTCGTACGACTTTTCGTTTTTTTGCATGATTACTCTTCAGATTCAGCAGACTCTTCTGTTACCTCTAATGCTGCAACTTTTGCAAGTGCTTCTTCTAATCTAACAATTAAACGTTCATCATTGTTAGCAGTTTTTGCTGTTTCTAACTCTGCTGTAAGAGTTGCAGTCGCTGCTGCTTTTTGTTCTGCGTTCATTGGACTTCCTTCGTTGATAGGGCGTACTGTTTAAATTGTGGGTCATTGACCAACTCCTCAGAGTTGACCTCAGTGCAATCAACCGTGACTACTGCCCAGTTGTAACCAAAGTGACCACGGGGATTTACACGAGTTGGATTAAACACATTACCTCTGTAAAGGATACGGTCTTTAATGTGTTTTTGAGGGTTGACTAACATCTCAGGAACAAGTCTTTGAACATCTCCTACGTTCAACACTATTCTAAGAGAGTCGACTACGTAGAAACCGCGTTCGTTCATTTCGTTTCCTCCACGAACCAATTGTACGGTTACGCAAGGCATATTGAAAGGAAGCATCCAACGACGACCTTCTCCAGGGGTGAAACTAGAGGTGTCGTATACGTCGTCTACGATAGCGGTAACGTTCTCATCTAGGTAGTACTCACTCCACCTAAACCAGTCAACATCAACACCTACAGGATGCTGTATGTCTTCCTTTATGGATTCATACATTCGCTTTTGTTCAAAGTCCATGTTGAAACGGCCTTGCATCCTGCTGCCTCGCATCAAGACTCCTTATAGAACTCTAAGTTCTTCTTTAGACGTTTGTCTGTAGGGTTAAGGTTAAGGGCTTCTTGACCAAACGTCAGGGCTTCCTCTTTATAACCTAAATTATGAGCAGCAATTGCTGCTATGTCATAGGGAAAATCGCTCCACACTTTAGGGTCATTTAGGTATTGAAGAGGCTTTTCTTTAATCTCAATCGCTCTTAAACAAGATGCGTAACACTCTCTCCATAATTCGTTTTCGTAGTAGTACTCTGCTAGTTCTACCCATGGTTCTCTACCTTCTGGATATTCAAGAGCAGCCTTCTTAAACCATTCTTCTCGTTCCTTACCTTCAGAACATTTAGCAATATACCTCATAGAGGCAGCACGTTCTGGTTTCCATACGGCTCGTTTTAAAGACAGATGGCGTTGAAGTTCTTCTTTAGCCTTGTCACACATTTGATGAAAAAAGTATTCCCGTCCTAAATAATGAGAGTTACGGTCATCTTCAGGGTCTTCAGCAACAGCCAGTTCTAACATGGGGAAATATTGACTACGAGATTTTGATTGGTCTGGATGATGGTGAATTTGTAGCCCAATCCACTCTTGGACTTCTGGTATTAGGTAACTGTTTAATACTTCGTGTACTGGATGTTTCCAACGATATCCTTGACGAGCATGAATTTTATCTCCACCGTAAACAAGTCCTTCTGAACCATCTGCGTTCCAAGACCACACGTATTTATATCGTGGTCTTGTTACAGTGCTTGGTGTTTTTTCTATATGTTCTCTCCAACCTGGAGCAAGAACTTCGTCAACGTCTAAAGCAATACAATAATCGATGTCTGTAGGAATATGAGAAAGAGAAGCATTGCGAGCATCATCAAAACGCCAGGGTTTAATTCGTATATCTACGACGTGTATCCCTAACTCACGGGCTAATTCAACTGTTCCATCAGTAGACCCAGTATCAGCAAGAAGAAAAAAGTCTGCTTCTTTTGCTGACTCATACCACCTTTGAACAAATTGTTTTTCGTTTAAAGCGATGCTGTAGACCGCTATTTTCATATTGTACTCCGTTTAGTTTATATTCTTAGCCCTGATGAACCCATTCCTGAATGTATAGCGCAGTTGTAATAAACAGGGCTTGTAAAGTTGTAGGCTATTACGGCAGTTACCTTTCGGTTAGTAGCACTCGCACTCCAAGCAGCAGAATACGCAGTAAATGTTGTGTAGGTATAAGCGTCTATAGTGTAAGTAACTCCTTGTGCTGAGTTAAGAGCAGAGGCTGTGTTGTCTTGAGCAGAAGACAGATAGAACGGATGACCGTCAACGGTATCGCTAGATACGTCAAATACATAGGTCATTCCTGGAAGTAACTTTAGTTGTGGGGTTTGAACGCCATCAACAAAGTAGTAATTACTTCCAAGGACAGACTGCACAGTAATGATATGAGTGATGACTGCTGTACCAGCAGGTCCAGCGTTACCTTGAACTCCAGCAGCACCTGTTGGTCCTGTTGGTCCTGTAGGTCCTGCAACGTTTGAATCAGCACCTGTTGGACCAGTTGGTCCAGTTACTGTTGATGCTGGTCCAGTAGCACCTGTTGGGCCAACACCGCCTTCTGCACCTGTTGGTCCTGTTGGTCCTCCTACTCCAGTAGCACCTGTTGGTCCTGTAGGTCCAATAGAGCCAACTGGTCCAGTAGGTCCAGTAGGTCCGTCTGGTCCTGTTGGGCCAGTTGGTCCACCAGAGGGACCTGTTGGTCCTTGTGGTCCAGTCGGTCCTTCAGGTCCACCAGAAGGTCCTGTTGGTCCTGTAGGACCTGCAGCACCTGCTGGACCTTGAACGCCTTGTTCAATGCTTACCCAAGCGGAACCATTCCAATACTTTAACTGTGGCATTATGACAACCTACTCCAATATCGATGCGTCATATTACTAAACGAGTCTCGTGTTGTTGGCAAATCTGACGTAGAAGAAGCAGAGCCCGCCATTCTTGGAGAAGCAGCAAGAATTGCAGTAGAGGCGGAACCACCAGCCACTGATGCGAGGGTCGGGGGTGTAGAAGCAACTACAACCACGGCTACTGCATAACGGCTACCTGCAGTTAGTGTGTAAGAAGTTGGATAACTACCAGTTGAATCTAATGCTCCTGTGTAAATGCTGTTTGAAACAGTAAATCTTGATGCGTCGTTATTTGTTCTTGCAACTAAAGTAGCGGTTGTTCCATCAAATGTATACAAACCAAAACGCACAAGTGATACACCTGAAGCAACAGTTGAACCTGAAGAAAACGATATGTTAGAAACTGTTAAATCTTCTGTAGGAGTAAAAAATGAAAAATACGTATTGTTTGAAGCAACTGCTGTAGTTCCATTCACTAAATCTCTTACTGGAACATCCAATGTTGTTGCAGAGTTATGCAGCGAGTCTCTAAGCCAAGGTTGAGCAACAGAGTTATAAGAAGTTTCATCCGTATCAAGCCATAGAACATCTGTTGTAGAAGGAGTACTTGTTTGAGCAACTAGTGCAGTTGGTCCCGTAGGACCAGTTGGTCCAGTTGGTCCTGCATCACCTGTTGGTCCTGTAGGTCCTCCTGAAGGTCCGATAGGTCCTTGTGGTCCAGTAGGTCCAGTAACTGAGGGACCAAGTGCTCCAGTAGGTCCAGTAGGTCCAGCAGCACCTGTTGGTCCTGTTGGTCCTCCTGAAGGTCCGATAGGTCCAGTAGGTCCAGTAGGTCCGTTTGGTCCAGCAGAACCTGCAGGACCAGTTGGTCCTAAAGTTATGGAAGCAATCCACTGAACACCGCTCCAAAAACTAACGGAATTATCTGTTTTAATCCAGATATCGCCAATTTGAGGAAGATTGGGTTCATAAGCCGAATAAGTTACATACTGTTTACCGTCTACTTCGTAAGCAGCAGTAACTGAATATGAAAGGTCTGCAGTTGTTCCTGTAACTTTTATGGTATCACCAGTATTTAATGCAAATCTAAATGTTTCAAATGCTTGACCTTGTGTTATTTCAAGGTCTTTAACTATTACCAAAGTTGTTGGGTCTGTATAAACAGAACCAGTTGGCACAACATAAACAGTTGTTTTTGCTGTTTGAGTTCCTTTATTAGCAATAATTAAAGAAGCAACGTAACCACGACTTGCGGTTACAAGGTCTGTAAGAGAATCTCTACCAGGATTGGATACGGCTAGACGTGTTACTGGCATTAGTCTGTTACCGTCACTTTCTTCCAACCATCGTTAGTTTTAACTTCTAACGAATCAGTATCAGTATTAAATCTTACGTAACCAACTTCAGCAGCAGTTTCTCTAGCAGCAGTTGTGCCTTTATCAAGGTAAATAACGTTGTTAATTCCTCTAATAGTCTTATTTCTAAAGACTGCTGGCAAATCTGCTGGACTGAAATCGTCTGCTTGTAAAATTCCGTATGCTGAGAAAGAAGTTCCCGCTATTGTAGATTTTACAAAAATAGAGTCGTTTGCATTTAATGCAAAACGAAACGTTTCAAAAGACTGGCCTACTCCAACAGTTAGGTTTGATGCAATGTACGCATATTCGTTTGCTTGTGCTGCTCCAGCAGGAACAACCCAAACGTCTACTTTGCAAACAGGAGTTGCTTGTGCTGAAGTATTAGCAATAACAACTGAAGTTAAATGAGCGTTTAGTACCGCGGTAAGTTGTTGATTACTATTAGCAGCGGGAGTCGCAACTCCAAGTCGAATAATCGCCATGGGTTTTCCTCCTTAAGCCTGTGCTTCAGTCCACGTTAACTTTGCTGAACAGAGTGTAGTATTACCAGTCAAGCGAGCAGCAGCAATTGTCAAAATGTCTGGTCCATCTGGGAATACTGAGTCTCCACCAAGAATTGAGTTTGATAACTCAAACAAATCTCCGATATCCACAGTAGTCGACTGTTCTACACCGTTCTGACCAGCAGCACGGAAGTTATAAATTTGAGTACCGCCAGAAACTGTGTCGTTACCAGTGTGTTGGATAATTTGAGTCAACGAAGGAGAAGTCACTGCAGAAAAGTTTAAGTTGTTCAAACGAGGGTTAATAAGAACCTTTACGTCAACCAACTGTGTTGTTTGAACAGCAAGTTCTACCATTCGCAACTGCATGCGGTTAATAACGTCACGGTCACCAAGTTTTCCAGTCAAACCGCTTGAAACCGAAGGAGACAGGCGGATTGAAAGAAGTGGTTGATAGTTAGCACCAGAAGAGTTGTTTAAAGAACCCTGTGGGTACAAGAAGAATGTGTATTGAGCATTACCTTGAGAAGTAAAGTCAATTGTGTTAGTTCCACCACTAGCATTGGCATCCGCTGCTGTTGGGTGAAGCGTTACGTTGTTTGCATCTACTGCACGTATAAATAGCAAAGGAGTGCTATTTTGTAAATTAACAAAGTTGTAGGCTGGGTTTTGTGCAACAACTCTTGGGTTTTGTGAATTTGCACCTGTAATTCCTTGAGCAGTTAAACCAATAAACTGAACAGGTGTTCCTGTTGTAAATCCGTGTGTAGGAATGTTGATTTGGTTTGTTGTAACGTTAATTGCTGTTGAACCAAAGGTCTTTGCTGTGGTTCCAGAAATTGTAAGAGTCTGACCAGGTTGTGAGAAGAGGTAGGCTTTATCATCATCAAACTTACCGTCCATGATGACTGAAGTACCCCAGTGGAATAAGAACGGAATATAAGTTGGGTCAGTGTAGGTAGTTACCTCATAGCGAGTAGGTAAGTTACCTGAGCGGAAATATGATTCTAACTGGAAGTTATTGTGAATAAATTCGTGAACATATTGAACTTCGCCCTCTTTAGTCTTAAAGCCGTAACGAATCTTACCCGCACCGTACCAAGAGTAGTCAATGTAAGCCATTTGAATCTTGTTTAGGTCAAGGTTATATCCAGTTGGACCTGTGCCATCGCAAGGGTCAATAGACCAGTTTTCTTGAGGAGTACGAGTATCTACTGTCTTAGTCATGATAATACCGCTCTTTGCTGGAGTGAAAGAGTGTGGTGTTCCTGAACCAGCAGAAGAAATAGCAACAACAACTGTTGCATCTGGTGATGCTTTTAATTTGAACTGATTATTGTCAATAAAATCAACGTAGTAGACGCGACCGTTAATTAAACCACCAATAGGTGTTCCATCAATTGAATCGTAAATAACTGGAAGATTATTAGAGAATCCATGATTTTGTAAAACAAAAGAATCATCTGCAGCACGAACTACGCCTGTATTTCCATCTCCAGGGTTGAACTCTTTTTCAATACCATTTGAACCTTTGTATTCAGGCTTAATGGTTAAACGTGTATCACTAACGATGCTAGAAATCTTGTAAGACTGACCACGCATAACAATGTAGTCTCCAACGTTAAGTTGCGTTGTAAATGTTGTCCCAGTACCAAATACGTATTCAGTTCCTTGCAGAGCAGCAGCAGTACCAGCAACTTGTTGAGTTGAAGAACGACGAACTGCATAAATTTTTTGTCCATCAAACTCAAAAAACATTCCGTTTTGGAAATCAAACATACCAGCACGGATTGCACCATTTTGCCAACTATCTACGTTAAATTGTGGGAATCCATAAGCAATGTTGTTTGGTGCTGTTGGTACTGTAGAGGACGCAATACAAGTAAAGGTTAACGAATCAATAACTGTTACTTGGAAAATACCGTTGTAAACAGTGCTTAGTGCACCTAGGTTTGTCCTAGACTCAGAAATTTCAATGTACAAACCATTAATAAGACCATGAGGACGACGAGTTACACATTGGAATGTGGTATTGCTGACTCGACTTATCTTCTCAATATCAATTGTAGGTTTGAAGTTAATACCAAATGAAGTTTGCAAACCTTTACCAGACTGATAACGGAAGTACTTACGAGTCTGACGAATAATCTGAGCATTAGAGGTTCCAACACCAGTCGACATTTCAACTCCACCGTCAAACGGTCTGTGAAGTGAGTATCCTTGTGGACGTACATAAACAAACGTCTGATATGAGTAAGACACAGAGGAGTAAGATGCTGCGTATGGTCTGTTAAGAGTTATCTGAGTATCAGAACCAATAGCAGTAATTGTTCTAATAATTGGAGCAGTTGGAATAGTTTCGGTAAAGGTGTGAGTAGTTCCAGAACCCTGAGTAGTTACAACTACTGGGTTTGTATTGGTATTTGCATCGTTTAAAGTGTTAAATAAACGAATTGTGTTTGCATCTATCCTTCTAACAAAGTAGAAGAAAGTAGAGTTCAAACCTGTAGGAGCAACGGAACCAGCACCTGTATTGTACTGAACGCAATCTCCTGTCGTAAATCCGTGTCCTGTAAGCGTAAATTGGTTTGTTGGCTGAACCGCAACGTTAGTACTAGAGAAAGTAGACACAGTAGTTGTGTTTGGTGGGAACAAGCGGAACTTGTCACCAACTTTAAGAATCTTAGCAAATGAAGTGTTTACACCATTTACAAGGGTTGAACCTGAAGCCACACTTACGGTTCCAGAACCAGTTACAAACCCATTAATTTGAGCAGTTGTAAGGGTGTGGTCTACACCGCCACCCCATGAAGTCAAAGTCAAAGCAATACCAGATGCAGCGTTTTCTTCAGAAGAGGCTAACTGAATATAGTCTTTGCTTACGTTGATTACGTAATAGTTACTTTCATTAGTTAAACCTCCAACGTTTGTTCCACCAGCATTGCTGTAAGTAACCTTTGTACCAGTAATAAATCCGTGTGAAGGAATACGCAGGTTATTAGCAGCAAGGTCAATAACAGAACGTGGAGTAAACGTCTTTATGATGAAAGGAACGAATCCATTAGCAGGAACTGTAAAGGTTGTTGTAGAGGGAACCGCATTAACTGTGTAGGTTCCATCTGGAGACTTAGTCAAAGACAATATTCTATGACGACCAGCACCAGCAGTTGTTAAGTTAACAGGTACTGGGGTAGCAGCAGTAGCATTATCCAAAGTTGCGGCTAATCTTAGGTTGTCTCCGTCTATTTGGATAATGTAGTACGGATTACCAGAAACTAAACCACCGATAGCAGTCTGACCAACAGAGTCATACTGAACAAGTTCTCCGTTAGAGAATCCGTGAGAAGGAATTGAGATGGTATCTGTAACAAAATCAACAGAGTTTGTAGTAATTGAGTGGTTTCCAGTACCTAACGAAGTCAGGTTAATAATGTTTGTTCCTTCTTTGTTACTTGCTAAACGAAGAATGTTATTATCAACTTTAGAGATAAAGTAAGAACCATTGTTAGTTAAACCACCGATAACGGTTCCACCACCTGAAGAATAAACAATGCGAGAACCAGTAACTAAATCATGGCCTGGAACGTAAAGGCTATCTTCATCTAGGTTAACAACCACGTAGATAAATGAGTGTGTATTTCCAGTTCCTGCAGAAGTAAAGTCAATTACTGGACCATTTAAAGACTGGCTTAACTGAATGTTATTGCTATCGACTACTGTCTTTACGTAATAGGTAGCGTTATTTTGAAGAGGAGCAATTGATGTTCCACCACCATTTGAATAACGAATTGGCTGATTTGCCAAGAAACCGTGAGATGGAATGGTGATGATGTCTGTAGAAGTATTTACAACAACCTTTCCAAATTGTTCGCTACTTGTAGTAGCACTTGGAATTGTAAAGTTTACGTTGGTAAAATTAGGTGCTGGAGTTGTGCTTAGTTTGTAAGTCCAGTTATTAATACGGTTTACATAATAAGTAGTAGTTGTGTTTAATGGTGTAGCACCAGTTCCAGTCAAACGATAGACCAGAGCATCTCCATTAGAAAGCCCGTGACCATCAGCAACGTTGATTGTATCTGCATCTAAGTCTAGAGTGATTGGGTGTACTGCGTGATACTCGCTTCCTGCTGCAACAATATTGATTTGATTTGTTCCATCATTTGCATCTTGAGCAGTTGGATGGAATGTAAACGCACTAGAAGCCGTAGATAACAAAGTAACAACAACTTCACCTTCATTATTGCCTGTGTTATAAGCACCGATATTAGTAATTGTTGCTCCGCCAAATGATGATGAACCATTGTATTGACCAGTAGAAGTAGCAACGTTTGTAGCACCAGTTACGATAAAGGAACCGCCACCACCGCCAGGGGCTGTGCCTTGAGCGTTACCACCAGCACCACCAGAGTAACCACCAGCACCACCAGGAGCACCGTAGGCTTGACCGTCAGAACCAGCACCTCCGCCAAAACCACCGTGTCCAGAAGAACTACCAGCACCACTACCACCAACAAGACCGTTGTTGAAACCGCCACCACCGCCACCGTATGAAGAGTTACCACCAGCAGTTAGGAAACCACCTCCACCACCACCAGCAGTTGCACCAGGAGCACCGTTACCATTAGCACCTGCCGTTGCATTTGCATTATCACCGTTATTGGTTAGAACAGCGTTACGTCCACCAGTTGTATTTGAGGAAGCAGAACCTCCACCTGCAACAAAAAGAGGTACGTTTCCTGATTTACGAACAACAAATGTAGCACCTGAAGAAGCGGGCCAAGCATCGTTGTTTCCTGGGTTTTCACCACGTTGTCCAACAGCAATAGTTATGATTTCGCCACGAGTTAAGTCAACTCGTCCTTGAACGATTGCACCGCCACCACCTGCTGCACGACCTGCTTTACCAGGAGCACCCTTTACGTTGAATTCATAGGTTCCATTAACTGGAACAGTCCAATCTTGATAACCCTGATAACTTCCTTGGTTAAAGTAAGCGGTGTTGGTTGCCCATGTTGCACCAGCCGTATTATAAGCAGAAACTAAAGTAGAAAGAGCAGGGCCATTACGTCCAGTAGTTCCACCTGTTGTGAATGTAAGAGTAGTAAAGTTATACAAAGGAGCAGCAGTGTCAGAGAAGGCTGTTGAAGTCTTCTTTAAGTAATAAGTGTTTCCAGAGGTTAATCCAGAAAGAGGAGTGCTGTTTGTGTAGTACTTAACTGCTTGATTGGTTGGGTAGTTACTGCTTATATGTAGTTTGTTTCCATAAACAAATGGGAAGTCAAGAGTGATGTTTCCAGTTGTAAGATTAGTAATGTCAATTGCAGCACCACCGCTAGTATTCGAAAATGTGATTTTGCGGTCTTCAACAACGTTTGTAAATACTAAGTTTCCAGAAGTAAGACCTGTTAATGCACCAGTTCCATCACGATAGATGAAAGGTCGATTTGCTCCAGCAGCAATTGCAGCGGGAGTTACTTCATTAACTGTTTTGTTTACGTAGACAAAGTTATCTTCAATGTTTACGTTAGTTTTTGACAACGAGTGAGTACCGCTAGTACCAGCCGCAGTTATATTAATGGGCATTATTTATCAGCCTTTCCATCTAACAACGACAATTCCTGAACCACCATTGCCACCTTTAGTACCCGCCCGATAGTGAGCACCGCCACCACCGCCACCACCAGTGTTTGCACCACCGTTACCACCTGGAGTGTTGGCCTGTTGGTTAGGACCTCCACCACCACCTGGTTGACCAGCGTTCAATCCAGCACCACCGCTTGTAGAACCAATGGCTCCACCGCCACCGCCTCCGTTACCACCATTACCACCAGTGGATGAAGAGTAAGCAGCACCTCCTCCTCCACCACCCCAGAAGTAGTTAGTTCCTAAAATGTTGCTTTGAATTCCCACACCGCCGTTTGGTTGACTTGATGCGTCAGTACCATTACCACCAGCACCACCACCACCACCTGAGTAATACTGCGGTCCACCATTACCGCCACGGTTTCCGTATTGGGTAAAGGAAATTAAACCGTTTTGGGATGCCGATAATTGGTTACCAGTACGCCCACGGCTGCCAGAGTTTCCGTCTGAATAACCAGAACCACCGCCACCACTACCGCCAAAGCCAGCATAACCTTGAGAAGGGGAGTACTGCCAATAAGATGAACCACCAAATCCACCACCGTTCGCGACGATACTTACTCCGCCAGGTCCTGAAATGGTTGAGTTACCACCATTTGTACTGTTTACACTGTACTGGTGATTATCTCCGTTACCGTCTCTATTTGCACCACTACCGTTACCACCAGCACCAACAGAAATGTTGTAAGTGCCTGACTGGGCTTGGAAAGTGCCAATAACGACACCTCCACCACCGCCACCACCTCCCATATCAAATCCGCCACCACCGCCACCTGCAACAACTAGGAATTCCAAAACTCCAGTTCCTGCAACAGTAAAGGTGTTGCTGCCTGTAGAAGTAAATGAAAGAACTTTGTAAGTCTCAGAACCGACAGTAATAGATGTCGGACTTATGCTAGAGGTTACTTGCAAACCTGAAGAAGTTTCTAATTGAATATTGCTGTTATCAAGTCTGGTTACAAAATGATAGTCTTTTGTAAATCCGCTTCTAGTTATGGCTCCACCATTTGGGTAGGTGTATTTAACCATGTCCCCAGTAACTAATCCGTGGTTTTGAATGTGAATTATGTCTTTATCAATAGATACGCCAATTTTTTTAATAGTGAGTGTTCCAGAGTAAGAACCGTTAGAAAGAACTATATCGCTACCGCCAGGAGTTGCCGCTAACTTAATTTGAACAAGACCTGGAGCAACATCTACAACTAAGTTAAATGAAGAAATCCAATAGGTTGTGTTATTTGCTAATCCTCCAGGAACTGTTCCAGTAGAGGAAAGGAATACCATTGCTCCAACATATAGACCAGTAGACTGTGTGCTACCAGCGTTGTTTTGCATTTGGATGATTGCAGAACCCGTTGAAGTTGAGTTAACAGTGCTTGTTGCACCTTCAGAGTTTGCTCCATCAAAATTCAATCCAGCACCCGCAGTTAAAGCAATCGTTGTTTGATTTTGGTTGTCGAGGTTATTACCAGCAAATTTTTGAGCAAGATTTGCTTTACGGAAGGTTCCAGTCATTGAGACTGTTATATCGATGGCGTTACCATTAGGAGTTGCACTTACTTGGAATACCGAAGAAGAAGTTCCAAGAAGATTATTAGTTTTTAAGTAAACTATTCCACGAGGTGCTGTAGCAAAATAGCCAGAAGATGCAGCGATGTTGTAGTAAAGAGGAGTTCCAATTTGGAGTCCTGAGAAAGTTTCTGCTGCTTGATGAGTTACTGTAAAAGTATCATCACCAGTGTTTACAGATGCGATTGTACTATCTGCACCACCACTAGAGAACGATTTATTTGTTAAATCTAATGCGTATGTAGTTAAAGTGTTAGCACCATCAAATGTCTGTGCAGTTGCAGTGTTTGAAGAGTCAAAAGTTCTAGAACTTGTGTTAGATGCGTCAAACTCTTGTGAGATGGTGGAGTTTAGATTCAAGAAATAGAACGGAGTATTAACACCAAATCCATGAGGAGCATCTGTTTTTAAAGTAAGTGTAGATTGTCCTTGAGCATTTGTAACAAGACCTTCAGAGTCTGAAATTTTAATTTGTGAACCTTGGAAGAACTGTCCTGTAATAACAGAGGTATAAAGGTCAACAATAGAAGCAGTACTTAACTGATTTTGCTTGCTAAGGTAGGTAAGAGTTGTGCTATCTGGAATTGAGTTAATGATATATGAGCCATCAGCAGTTAAGGACTTAGTTCCAGAAACGTTAATGGGGATACCAACAGCAAGACCATGAGGAAGAGAAGTTGTAATTTTTATTTCACGAGAACCTGCAGTAGTAATCATGTCCACAAGGTTTGGAATTGTGGTGTCACCAGAAGCAGAAAAGAACGATGGAGTGTTGTTGATTAACTCAACTGTTTCCCACTTGGTTGGCTGCAGACCGTATTCAAAGTCCGTGTCGATGAGCGTCTGCGGCTCACTGACACGCAGTTTCGTTACGGGGTCAAGAAATTCAGCGGGGAAACGGATTTCTCCACCAACGCCACCACTGCTGCCTGTGCTACCGCCGAGAAAACCTGGCATCAGTTTTTACCTTTCATTCATTACGCTCCAAGCCACCATGATGTTGAAATCGCAAGCGTTCCTACTGTGCCTTGAGGACCAGTTGGACCAGCATTTCCTGATGCAACTTCTATCCATGCACCTTGAAAGAATACATAAGTTTTTGCGTTTTGAGTGTTAAACCAGCCGTCACCTGCATCTGCAGTTGCAGTAGATGGAGCGGTTGGACCTGTAGCAGTGAATTTACCAACAGGACCTGTTGGACCAGTAGGACCTAACGGACCAGTAGGACCCGTGACTTGTGACTGTGGGCCAATAGGACCAGTAGGGCCAGTAGGTCCTGTAGGACCAGTCTCGCCTTTCTTGTCATAAATAGCGATAACACCAAGTTGTGCACCATCAGTTGAACTTTGATAAACAATATTTGCTGGTGCGTTTAGAGGAACAACATAAGTGATTATGTTTGGTGAAGAAGCACTGTACACACCAACAGCAGCATTGTTGCCTGTTGTTCCAGGAACTGTTGCACCGTTGTTTTCTGATAAACGAAGTGCAAATGGGTCGTTAACAACTAGACCACTGCAATCAAAGTAATAAGTTTCACCACGAACTAAAGTAAGGGTTGGGTTATCACCCTCAACGTCTGCAACTAAATATGCTGTATTTCCTGAATTATTTGTAATTACAAACGTTGTTCCATTACGTGGACCCATAGGACCAGTAGGACCTGTAACTGATGGACCAGTCGAACCTGTTGGACCTGTAGGACCAACGAACGGACCTCCGCTTACCCAATCAGAGCCATTCCAAATATAAATGTTGCTATCTGCAGAAACTACGTATGCGTCACCAGAAGTATTTCCAGTTGAAGGAAGATTTCCAGTTGCTGAAACAACGCCTTTAACATTGATAGATGTTCCTTGTGCACCAGTTGGACCAGTCGGACCTTGCGAACCTGTAGGACCAGTTACAGTTGAAGCAGGACCAGTAGCACCAGTTGGTCCAAGTGGACCAGTTGGACCAGTTACATCAGAAGCAGGACCAGTAGGTCCTGTTGGACCTTCAGGACCGATAGGACCAGTTGGTCCTGTTACGTTAGAAGCAGGTCCTGTTGCACCTGTTGGTCCTTGCAAACCTTGTGGACCAGTAACACCTTGAATATTACCGACGTTTTGCCAACCACCTGCACCGCCATTTAATGACGGATTCCACACAACTAAATCGCCATTTGTTAAAAGGTAAGCATCACCAATTTGTCCTGTTGGTCTTGCTGCTACTAGTGTTTCAAAATCTGCGTACTCGCCTTTAATAACTGTTGCTGCACCAGCAGGACCAGTAGCACCTGTAGGTCCAGTTGGTCCTACAACGTTTGAATCAGCACCAGTTGAACCTGTTGGACCTGTTGGGCCAACATTGCCTTGTGCACCTGTAGGTCCTGTAGGTCCTTGATTACCTTGTTGACCTTGAGACCCTGTTGGTCCTGTTGGTCCTTCAATACCTTGAATACCTTGCGGACCAGTTGGGCCAGTTGGTCCTATAGGACCAGTAGGGCCAGTTACATTTGAAGGAAGTCCTTGAATACCTTCTGGACCTGTTGGACCAGTCGGTCCCAATGGACCTTGTGGGCCAGTTGCACCATCAACACCAATAACACCATCAAAACCACGTGGACCAGTAGGACCAGTAGGACCTAAACCACCTTCAGGACCAGTAGGTCCTGCTGCACCTGTTTCACCTAACGGACCACGAGGACCAGTTGCACCAGTTGGTCCAGTTACACCTTCAAAACCACGAGGACCAGTTGGTCCTGTTGGTCCAGTTACAGCAGGACCTGTAGGACCTGTTGCACCAATTGGACCTGTTGCACCAGTTGCTGATGCAGAACCTGCAGGACCCGTTGGTCCAGTTGGACCTGAAGGACCAGTAAAGCCACGAGGACCTCGTTGATTAGGAACACCAGGAAGTAACGATGGGTCAATCTCTGGATACTTAGGACTGTTCGGATTAATTGGCATTATGTAGTCACCTCACGAACAGTAAAGAATTTGCCAGCCTTGTAGGTTTCTTTACGACCATCTGAGTCATATACACACTGGACATCCCAATACATTCTTTGTGCAAGCCTTCTCGTTTGTTCCTGCGTCAAACTTAAGGTAATAGTATGACTTGTATTTGACGTTGATGTGACCGTAACTGTGAACGGCATGTGGGACTGTTCTACCCCAGCCTTCCACCTAATGTTTGCAATAACGCCTTTATTGGTGAGGTTTCCTGTATACGGAATGGAGTAGGAGAACGCCACGTCTTGATATGCGGTAAGTTCCACAGAGTCATAAGGGTGCTCTGATGGTTGGTCTCCGTAACTTGGTCTTGGAACTTCAACTCGTTCTGGGTATGAGTAATCGTCCACCTCCTGTGGTCGGTAAATTGGTACATAGTGATTTGTTTTTTTAGAAATTCTGCGGAATGTAAATACTTCGATGCGGTACATGCCAATACCAAGCAAGATGCAGAGTTCACGGTACTGGTCTTTACGAGCCTGAATCATGTCCATGATTTGGCGATAGCGTTCAGAACGCGGAATTGTTACTCCGTCTGGAGCAAAGACGTTAATATCGAATGAAGCATCTGTGGCTAGTGTGTAGAGAGCCAACGTAGATGCAAGAAGTGCTACAGGATAAACTTCAACGGCTGGAAGGTTATCTATTGTCTGAATACGACCAAGAGAATCGGTACGGTTATTAGAGTGCTGTAGTAAAGCAGTCTCTACAAATCTTTGAATTTCCGCTGTTGTGTAATAGCGGAAATAGTTTCCTGAAACAGTAATCTCAACGCCATCAACAGGAACGTTGTCAGAAACAAGAACACCTGTGTGTTCTTCTATAGAACATTGGTTTGAAACATCAACGCCATCAAAAGCAACATAAACGCCAGAAGCATCTAAAGGCGAATAATGAAGTGTAAATCTGTTGGTAGTTCCGTCTGCTGTAAACTGCATGACGAACGACTTAGAAAGGTCGCCAATCTCGGACCGTACTAAATCGGTTAGACTTTGTACGGTAGCCACTTATCCTCCATGCAGTTGAATCCTCATCGCTTATAATCTCTAACTAATTGAATTTAGTCAGCCCAAAAAAGGGTACTCCTCACTCTGGGAGGAGGGCGGAAACCAGAAGTGAGGAGTACGACTGTTGACGGCTTAGTTGGGCCGCCAGATGTAACCTAGACCTTCAAGATAATCTGCGAGGTCACGAGAGACTGAGTACTTAACTCCAGCCTTAAATGAGTAAGTGTTTCCTACACCGTAAGTCATCTCATCAATGTCTGTAATGGTGCGAATGATTACCTTGTCATTTGCAAGTGATACGCCAACTTCTTGAATCTCGTCTAGAACAATCGGTGCGTCTGGTTTCTTAGGGTCAAATACGTCCCGTTCCAGACTTTCTCTTTCAATCTCCGCTGCTACAGAAATTTCTTCCTGACGCTTACGGAGGGCTTCCGCGTTCTTTTTTGTTGCTGTCTCTGCTGCACGTCCTGTTGCATCCAGAGGTGATGTTGGTTTGTTTGCCACGATGTTCGTTCTCCTAACTATATTTTTTGTTGCGGATGAGTCCCAAAGAAGGAGTATGGGACTCATCCGCTTGCTTAACAATTATTAAGCAGTGTAGACCTTGCAGATAGCCTGGTCTGTGATAACGCCAAGTCCCCAAATTGCGTACCAAGCAAGGGCATGCTCACGACCGAAGTCAAGAACGCCACCATCGCGTAGTTCAACTGGAAGAGAAATTGCGTGACCAAATGCGTTGTCACCAATCATGAGTGATTCGTAGACATCAACTGCAGTTGTACCTGCTGGAGCAGACTGTCCTGGGTTTTCTGGGTTTCCACCAGTACCAGGAGCGGTGTTTGCCTTTACAGGAACTTCACCCTGGTCAGCAGGTGCACCAATGATGCTGCTGTAGTTAACAGCAGTTCCTGATGCAATCTTCTTGACCTGAGTTGTCTCAATGAAGACTACGTCGTAGAGACGACCAATCTCACCAAGCATGAAGTTACCAGGAGCAGCATACTTCGTGACTTCAATGAACTCTGGGTTCGAACGGATGTCACGTGACTGCTTTGGATGAATGAACTGTACATAAGTTTCACCCAACCTTGGAATGTTCTTTGATGCAAGAGTCAACGCTGCGTCCTTAACGGCTGCGGTTGTCAACTTGTCATTTGCTCCGATGTCAGCAATACCTGTTGCAGGTGTTCCTTCATCGTAGTTTGTGAAGGCTCCACCAGTGATGCCTGAGCGGTCGTAACCGAATACTGCAGAAGTTGCAGCACCGAGTGTGTTACGTGCTTGTACATCTAGGTATTGAGCCATGTGGCGACCAAGAAGACGTGAAGCAGATGCCATTACGTCATCGAAGGAAGCGTTGAGAAGTAGTTCAGAAACTGCTACTGCGTAGCCGTGCTCTGCAACTGTAATTGCGATTTGGTCCGCTGTAAGAGCATTAGTGGTTAGACGAACACCTTCAGTAAGAGGTGTTGGGTCTACGCTAAAGTTCTTGTAACGGAGGAAGTTAACGCGAAGACCTGGTGCTACACCAAGTTCGGTCTTCTTTACTGCAAACTGTTCGAAGCGAAGAATCGGCATCGCTTGGAACAGGATTTCCTTAGACCAGATGGTCTGAATGGCTTGTGAGAGGGAGGTGTTGCTACCTGAATACGCGGTAGGTGCACCTGCTAGTTCACTTGAGCCAGTAATTGCTGATGCCATTTTGGAATCAGTCCTTTCCTGTTAGATGGTTAGTTGTTTGGGCTTACCCGAACAGTCCCCGACCGCGATTGTTTGATGCTTCGCCAAGTAATTTGGCTCTGTTCTTCGCATAGTCTGCCAAAGACATTTCCCGAATTGAATCGGGAGTGTACATTTTTGAATCCGAATTGGTGTCCAGAGGTCCTGACGCAGGAGCAGTAATACGTGCTCCCGCCATTTCTCTGCGAGCACTGGACATAGCCTGTGCTGCTGAGTCGAGAATACGAGCAGATTTGTCTTTCAAACTTGCGATGCTCTGCTCTACTTCATCGCGGTTACTACCTTCAATCAAATCTATGAGTTCAGGAATGATGTTGTCGCGTTCCTGCTCAAGTCTCTGTTGACGGTACTGCATTAGTTCTTGGAACGTGCGTTCCTGCTCCAACAATGCAAAAGCACGTTCTCTTTCGAGACGCTCTGCTTCCAACTGTTGCTGGAACTCTTGCTCTTTTTTAGTAAGAAGAGCACGGATGTCCATATCTTCTTCTAACTTCTTTTGATGTTCAGCCTCAGCGAGTTGACGTTGCCGTTCTTCCTCTGCTGCTCTGTCGTCACGCTCCTTCTTCAAGGTTGCGAGTTCTTCTTTCAACTTTTCGAGTTGAGGATAGAGTTTTGCCTTTTCTTGTTCACGAGCACGAACGATGTCGTCCTGCGTGAAGTTCAAGTTAGGCTCCTCTACCTTTTGAGACACGCTTTCCATGACTGGAGTCGCAGCCTCTGGTATTGCTGAATCAACTAATACTTCTTGGTTATCCATAATTGCACATCTCTTTTCTTTGTCGTTGTCCGAGTGTGGATTTCTCCACGTGCCACGCTTATTAGCAGATAATTACACAGTGTTAACTGATAATTGTCTGCATAAATCAAATTTTTTCATTTGATTTAGGAGTTGTCTCTGTCAACTGCCCTTCGCTGTGGAATTTTGGTTCCATAGGCTTCGGTGACTAGTTTCTCTCTCAAACCAGCCTCTGTCTGTGCCTCCATAGCGGCAGCAGCCTGAGTCTCAGGGTCTTGAAGGTTGTCAGGAGTTGGTGCTCCATCAATCTTGTCACCCATAATGTCCCCATCAGCCAACTGTGTTGGTTGTAGAGGAATAGCACTATTTCCATCAGGACCTGGCATCATGCCAGTCATGTCTTGGATTTCTTTCTGAATTTGAACCTTCATAAGTTGCAACGCACCATCAGAAACAGCGTCATCACGCAATTCTGAACGAATCTCTGCCAACTTCTCTTCTGGGAACTCTTCTCCCAAACTACGTAGAGCACCTTCTTTAGACTCAAGACCCATACCAAGTTTGGTTTGAATCTCATTAAGAATGATTAGTTTGTCTAGTGGAAGTGGGGGTGGGAATTGAACATAATTCTGATAAGTCAAAGGGTCATTTGGGTCAAGACGAGTTAGTTGACCTTGTTTAATTGGGCCATCTTCTTCAGGGTTGTAACCCAAAGAATCAGGCTCCTTAAGAGCAAGGTGAAGAATAATTAATTCGTTAATCTTTTCAATACCCGCTCCGTATTGAGCAACTTTTTGAGAATAACGATTCATCAAAGGCTGATACTGAATGGAAAGAGCAACACCTGATGTATTTGAAATTGGCTGAACTTGTCCCAAAGCAGTCTCTGGAATGTTCATCATTTCGTGCATAGAACGCTTTAGAAGTTCAAGGTACTTCAGTGCACCGTCGATACCAGATGCTCCGCCTTCAAGGTTAAACACCTGACTATCTTTTGGAAGACCTCCCCAAACTTTCTTTGGACCCTTTTCAAGGTTAGAAGCCTTTGCTCCAACGATAACTGTTACAGGTGCAGCGTGATAGTTAATGATGTCTGCAATATCTGTTGAAATTTCGTTGTAAGAACGATTAATTGTAATAATGTCATGGCAGTCAGAAAGTCCCCAAGGTGAACCAGCGACAGGGATATTTGGAATGTGAACGATTGGGATTACACCTAGTGGATTTGGACGTGAATCAATCAACTCATCGTTAATGTATTCCTCAATAACATCGTCAGTAAGAATTTCAGTATATGTAAATACCTGACGAGTACCTTCTAAAGAAGTTCCCCAGAAACGGTACTTTTGCTTAAAACGCAGTAAACGAGTTCTGTCATGTGGGTGGAACTCTGGAAAACAAAAAGCGGAGTTCATAGGAAGGATGCGAACACGTCCTGGATGATTTCTACCTGCTGAATCTTGCCAAGGCTCTTCGTATGCAACCTTTACAAAACAATCTCCTGTAATACCACCGCTTTGTGCCATTTCAAATAGCACACGCATTTTGTCGTTATCAACTTCCCAAACACGTTGTAATCTGTCTGGAATGATTGCTTCTGTTGCTTTAGGGCTACGGTAGTGGATGCCCTTACCAAAAGTAAATCTTGCTAAAAAGTCATTAAACGCTCTGTAATAATTTACTGCAATTTGCATTTCGCCTTGTTCACGACGATAACCCCAGTGATGTCCTAAATACATCGCCCAGTTAAGTGAGTAGCGATTTAAACGAGGACCATGGACTTCAAACTCTTCATCTGCTAACTCCACAAGTCCAAGTGGAGAGATTGAAATTGTTAAATCAGAAGACGCTGCACGATACGACGGCGGGGAGAAGTCAATGAAACTCATCTGTTACTTCTTGTCCTTGTCACGTTTGCTGCCCTTTTTCTTTTTAAAGTCTAATCCTCTGGCTTTTTTCTGTTTAGTGAACTGTTTCTCTGACAACTTCTGTTGCTTGTAAACAGGGTCACTAGTGTTGATAAACTTACCACCAGATTGTTCATATTTTTGGTGAACCCAGTGACTTGCAGCAGGATTTGGGTACGTAGAAAACTTCGCTCTGGCTTGAGCAATAATCATTTGCCAAAGTTTTAAGTTCGCAGGTTTCTCAGCCACCGTAATCCTCTATACCTTTAGGCCCCCTAGCCTAATGCCAGGGGGACCAAAGTTCTACTATCTAATTAGTCGTTTACGACTGTTGGAGCAACGCGTTGTGTGCGTCCTCCTGACCGAGCAACAACTTCAACCTTCTGCTCTGCATAGTCAGTGAATGACCCATGTGAGAACTCAGAAAGAAATGTTGGTGCTTCAGTCCATGCAGCAGAGCCAACGTGGGCACGTGCTTGCATTGTTTCTGCAGCAGTTTTTGTGTGAACTGGTGCATTGCGATTTGGACGACCAGGTGCTGCAGCGTAGCCATTTGCAATACCAGTCTGGAAATCGTTTGGAACATCGGTATCAGTTGCAATACCTTCTTCGAAGCGAAGTGGTCCACGGCGTTCTGGATTACCCCACTGCTTTACTTCGTAAACATTGTCTCCCTTTTCAGGAAACTGTGGATTTGGTGCTAGTGTCATTTAAGACTCCTAAACTCTAGAGTTGTTTATCGGAACGGCCTATTCCAGGTATGAGTTTGACGGATTTCAACGATTTAGTAATGTCAAACTAAGAACTAATTGTTTACAAAGAAGGGGCTAGAGGTTAGGACGACTTCAGGCATTACCAGGTCCTTGGTCAAGGAACAGGCAATAGCCAAAGAATCAACATAGTCATCATGGGCATAAGATTCGTCTGGTGCTTTAACTATGAAGTTAGGTCCTTTGAAATGAACCTCTGCGTCCACCATCTGTTGATAAAAACGCTTCCAACTACGTAAACGACGTGTTTTTGCATGTGCTGGGAATCCCAACATACGGCGTTGAATTAAGGCTTGCAGATGCTTCCATCTTGTAGATTGTTCAGACTGGCTGGAAGTAATAGGTGCTACTTCTGCTCTTGGAATCAACACCTTTAATCTTTGAGCAACAGCGTCACCAACACCGTTGGCATCTACTCCAATAGCAAGTACGTCGTAATTACTTAAGAAGTTGACTATCTGGAAGTACTGCTCTTCCCAATCCTCGTTTTGTAGTTCTAACCAGTTTAAAACTCGATGTTCAAAATAACCAAACTCATCTGGTCTATCCCAATCAACCCAAACAACCGTTACGACTGTAGAGTCCATCTTACGTGCAGGGTCAATACCTACCACTACAGGAGTCTTGTGCCATACCTTTACAACTTCTTGAGACGTATCTCCAAGTTCATCCATAATTCCAGAGGTAACAAACATTCCACGTTCTAACAACCATTTACAGTTGTAAGACATCTGAAACTCGTCTGAGTCTTCACCAATACGGAGCATTTCTTTCTTAATAAATTTTTGATAGTTCTCGTTAAATTTTGATACGTCTTTCCAGTCCCATTGGAAATGATTTTGACGAGAACTACGTCCTGTCTGTCGACGTTTGTTTAATTGAATACTTCTATAGAAGTTGTTTTTATTAGTTGTAGGAGTTCCTGCTTTAACCATGGTTCCTGCGTAATATGCAAGCATCGGGCTGATGGATTTAGAGACTACAAAGTCGTCTGCTTCTTGACACTCATCAATAACTATTAAGTGGAAGGACTTAGACTCAATCTTTGCACGAGGGTTTGCAGTCATCATCGTCAAAGTAGAGCCAGAATTCTTTAACTTAACCATGCGTGTTACTCCGCCAATTCTTGCAGCGGAATCGTCAATTTCTGGGTCACCTAAAACCTCAAGTGCACGGTTAGACGTTAGTCGCGTAACTGTTCTACCAAATAGTGTTTCAGCCTGTGACTCAGTTGGAGCAAACAATCCAACCCATAATCCATCTTTAAATTTACTTAGTAGGTCTGGATACAACTTTGCAAGACGTGGAAGAAGAATCATCAACGTAGCAACAGTGTCTGCAACAGTTTCTGATTTACCTGACTGACGTGCAGCAAGTGCTGTTATTTCTTCACCATCGTTTATAAGAACAGACTCAATCATTCTTTTTGCTAATGGTTTTTGATATGCGTGAAGGTCATGACCAACAAGAACAACTAAAAACTGAAGTATCTTTTCAATGAGTTTATTTACAAACTCTTGAGACAGTTCATCTAACTGTTCAAACTCTTCGTCAATAGAAACATCATCTTCTTCTGCATAAAACTCAGGAGTGATTTCCTCGAATTGTTTATCATTAAAATCTATTGGCATTTGTTCCTAAACAGAGTAGCCCAACGATTTACGTTGGGCAACCCCGCGTCTGAGAGAGGGAGACAGGATAATCATAACAAACACAATAACAAATTCAACGTCGTTTTAGTTCTTTAATAATTTCGTGTAGAACTTCTGCACCCATTTCGGCATCGTTTAGCAATGCCTTTTCATTAGTACGCATCCATGTGGTTACTTCTTTACCAATTACAAACAGAGCATTTTCTGCCCATGTAATTAACTCTGGTGTAGGTAGTTTAGAGATACGTTTCTGAATCTTGGTCTGGGGCTGGTTTCCATCCCGCTTCTTCCGTAAAATCATCATAAGTTAGGTCCCTCCTAGATACGGCTAAGTTTAACGCTTCTTCTTCCTCTTTTGTACCCTCCCACTTACCCACTACTAAAATTTTGTTGCGGAACAGTTTTATAAGGGTTGGGGAAGCGTATCTATAAGGCGGGTTTATTTCTTGAGTCCAGCCTTTTGAAGTTCGTTTACCTTCCCATTTCAACGGTTGGTTGATGAGTTGAACAAATCTGTGTGGTCCGAGTGGTAGTAGTTTTGGCATACCTATCTGCTTCTCTTGCGATTTCCTTTACCAGACTTTAGTGCAGAACGATTTGGTTTGCTTGCTTTAGTTTTAGGTAGTTTTTTTGCCTGAGCGTTTCTTTGCCCTCTGTAAAGACGAGACTCATCCATAGCGGACTGTTTGCCCTGGAAGTAAATCTGGGTAGTACGAACGACACGGTACAAAGTCTCACGAGCAAGAGGTGTGAAACTTCCTATGTCTGCAGAACCACGAGGCTTGCCATCTAAGACCTCACGGATATAGCAACCCTTACAGGTACGGGCTTTAAATGCTGCCCACTCAGATGGGCTAACTTCGTAATAGTTATAAAACAGTCCGTCTCTAAACACGACGGTAAGAACGCCACGTGACTTCTCATAACCAGCAGCAACTGTGCGTGGTCTTTGATAATTAGTTGTAGATGTTGGGACTACAGAAAGCGGAGCAGGAGCGTCGTAATCATCACGTGCTTCATCTGCATAGTTTGGATAGTAATAAGGTTCGTAGTAATCACCAGATGTTAAATCTTCACTTAGGTACTCTGACTCATCATCATCGTCGTAAATTGCAAGGGCTTCAAATGTTCCAGAACCAATTGCTACTGGAAGACCTTGGAATGGGTTTACAGAGCGATTTTTTAGTTCTCCAGAGTCGTAAGTTCCAAGTAGTCGACGGAAATCAGATTGTTCACGGTCATTAAGACCAATGCCGTAAGTAGAAGTGGCGGGGTCCAAGAAACCATAGAGTTCCTCAGAGGAAGGCAACACAGGTGCTGCTTTCTTCTTCGGTCCTTGGTTCATGGACCTCGCCACCGTAACTCCTTAAATTAAGACGCTGTTGCGTATGGAGTAATTGTAACTGCTGCGGCAGGAGCGATGTTGTTTGCTCCAGCAGCAAGTGACTGTGTTTTGATTGTTGCACCTTTACCAGCAAGAGTTCCAGTTGCGTTGATACCTGTTGTATCAGCGACTGTAAATCCTGAACCAGAAATGGTGATTTGATTTGCTGTTGAAGCGGATGTAACTGTGAAAGTACCAACAAGAGCAGTAGGGACGTTTACAGGTGATTCTCCTGCAGCAGTTCCTGCAAAGATTTCAACCTTAGTTCCTACTGGATAATTGGTGTTTGCACTGGTTGCAAAAACTACTGCAACTGTTGCACTTGTAGCATTAATACGAGTGATGTCTGTCTTGGCATTTGCTGCAGCAGAGGCTGTAGTTACTGTCAAGGAAGCATCCTTCATTGCATCTTGTGCAAGAGCAGTTGTAAGACCAAGTACGCTTGGTACGAGTACGTAGTTAGTTGGTCCTGCTACGTCTTCACCAGGGGTATTGGCTACAAATTGTGGATACCCTCCCCATCCTGAAAGAGCGATGATGTGGTTATCAAGTGCTGGGTCTAGACGGTTAGCCAACGCGTCTGGACGAGCATCATTTGGCTGCATCGGCATGTTACCCCAAACGAAGTCGATTGCGACCTCACCTGCGGTATCAAGAAGATTGCCGTTATTGTTTACTGCCATTCTTTTATTTCCTCACATTCATGAATGTCAAGTCCTGCTCTGTATAACACCTCGCCACAGTCGCGACATCTGAAGAGGCGAACATCATCAAGTGCTTCGTGTAAGGAGTCCGAATGTTCGATGCTGCTTTCCATCTCAGGTTGTTTTAAAACCTCAGGAGGAAAGGGTCCTACAGGGTGGTGGGACTTAGCAGGGACGGGATGTCCTTGCACTGCAAATTTTCTAATAAGTTTCATTTTGCATCAGGCTCAACTGCTGACGCTTTTTTTACTGCTTTCTTAGCAGGAGCCTTTTCTACAGATGGCTCAGGTTCAGGAGTTGCTTCTGATGCTTTTGGAAGAAGGTCCATCGCTTCTTTAACTGATTTGGCTTTAGAAGCAGCAACCGTCAAATGTCCAGCCTTCATAACTGGAATTAAAAATGACGGCAAACAACGTACACAATAAGGAATTGATGTACTTTCTGATGGTTGGTAAATATATGCAGCGTCGTTTGAACAGTTTGCACACTTGTTCATTTAGTACTCCTTAACAATCCCATTTGCGTAATGCTAATGCTTTACGTGTTGGTTTTCCGTTCTTCTCCATTGGTCCTGGCATGCCACCCATACGTGCACAAAACGATTTGCGACGATTAGCAGACTTTTTTGATTTCTTTGCTTGAGCAGCAGAAACTGGTGGCTTTAAATTAGAGCCAGGGTTCTGACGTTCATAGGACTTACGTCCCTTTTCATTTAAACCGCCTTTTGAATTCTTGCCCTCTTTACGAGTCCAAGCAGCAGTTTTATGAGAAGACTTTTTCTTATTTGCCACTTGTCTTCTTCTTGCCTTTACGAAGGGCTTTGAAGTCAGCAGCGTCAATTGCTTTCTTGTTACCTGCAACTGATGCAATTTTCATTTGCTTTGCTGTAAGTGGTTTTTTCTTAGTTGCCATTATTTGCTCCTAGGTTTACGGGCTGCTTTAGGTGTTGCCTTTGCAGCGGGGGTTGATGTAGGTGTGTAAGCGGGATTACGTTTCGCACGTCCTGTCTTAGGGTCACGAATTACTGGTGCAACTTTAGTTGTTCCACTTGGAACCTCTGGAGTTTTAGTAGAACGTTGCGGAGTTGTAGGTGCTACTTGAGTAGGCTGACCTGGTGTTGCTGAAGAACGACGACGAGTAGTTGGTTTGTTGTATGCAATTTTCATACCGCCTTGACCATCAGTTTCAAAAGTGCTTACACGTTTTCCTTTGCCAAGACGTTCAACACCAGCAAATGCCGTATTTGCTTTTAGTACGTCACCAGCAATACCAAGACGTTGAGTAGCAAGTTCATGCTTACGTTTTGCTCGTCCTTCACTCTTTGCATGCTTCATGCCTTGTTGAGCCATAGTCATTGCATGACCTTGTTTTGACTCTAACATACCTCGTTCATGACCGAACTTACGTTCGTCACGTATGCTCTGTAGTTCATGACCAACAACCATGGTACGTAGTTCTTGGTTTCTCTTAATTCTTTTATCAAATACTCCAGAAACTGCACCCTGCAATGGAGCAAGAATATTTGGATTACCTGAAGGTGCGCCAAACTGTTGTTGATTAATCATGGGCCCTATTCTCCCCTGCTTTTAGTTTTTTTGGTGCTAAGTGCTTTTATAGCCTCAAGAATAATTACGTGGTTCTGTTGGCGGGCTACCTCTGCCTCTTCCAACTTCTGTTCTAGCCTGTTCTGACGCTTTTCAATACGTTGGACAGTATCTTTTAGGGACTTACCCCCGTTATTGGATAGTTCCCCATCCAGTTTATTTAAACGCTCCATAACGCCTGGAGTAGCGTCTCTACCTATTGCTGCTTCTTCCCCTTCCCAATCTCTCATGAAACTATGCCATGTACCAAACAAGATATTCAACTTTCTAATAAACCAACCCAAGATGGCTCCTCCACCAAGAACGATGCCAATAATTATCGACGTAGTTTCTAGAGCCATCTTGTGTAGACCTTACTTAACTGATTTTTTTGCTGGTGCTTTTTTAGCGGCAGATGAAAGTTTCTTCTCCGCTTCTTTTGCTACGGCTGTTGCTACGCGACCAAATGCTGGGTCTTTTTTATTTGCCCAACGAAGTGCTGTTGGAATTATTGAACCCCACAATGCGTTTGCTACAAGTAGCCACTCTCCTGAACCAAAATCAAGTGGACTTGAAATTCCGCTTGTTTGGGTAACAATCATCACTGCTGCAATTACTTGGCCTAGCAAGTTGCGAGCATACGATTCAATTGCTGATTTGTTCATTTATATCTCCTAAATGTGTCAGTTAGACACAGATGAAAGTCTAATCCTCTTCTTTATTTCTCAATGGGTAAGTAATTCCCCAAAGAACAATTGTTCCCAAAGTTGCCCAGCCAACAACGGTCTTTGCAGACCCATCAAGCACAACCCAGGCAATAAACATTCCTAGAAGTGTCCAGGACTGTTCAAGAAAGTCTTTCAGTATTTTCAAGGTTTGCGTCTCCTAACGCCCTTCAACTCGCCAGTGGGCCCACCGCCACCAGAACTTCCTCCACCTGAAGGTGCAGATAGAGCACTACCACCAGTTGCTAGTCCGACTGCGTTTAGTGCTGCACCTGTAGCAACGACAGTGGCAACAACCATTTTGGTTGCCTCTTCACGTTCTTCTGGTGACATATCTGCGCCAATGCTTCCAAGTGCAAGAAGAACTTGACCTGGGTCTTCAAATATTGCGCCTAATAGTTCTGCGGGGTTTTGTAACACCTCTAATGCTGCAGCAACTTCTGCAGTAATTATGACAGCATTTCCATTTTCGTCAGTGCGAACATCTACTGGCGTAGCAGGTGGCAAGTCTTCGTATGTAATTCCTGCTTCTTTAATTGCTTCTGAAGACAACGCTTCGCCTGGTGCTAAAGAAGATACAAGTGCCTCAACCACAGCAGCCTTTTCTTCAGCCGTTAAATTTCCGTCAGCCAATGCTTCACTTATTACAGTTTCGAGTGTAGTCTCAGAGGATGATTCTTCGGACTGACTTTCTTGCACTGGGGCTTCTGTCTCTGGTTTTTCTGGTTCTACTGGTTGTTGTTCTTCCTCAGTGGAAGACTCTTCATCGGACGTTCCGTCGTCTTCTGTTGGGGTTGTCTCTGACGATTCCTCTTCTGTGGGTGTCGATGGTTCTTCTGTTTCAGGCTCAGTAGGTTCTGATGGTTGTTCTTCCTCTGTTTGACCTGAATCAGAAGGCTCTTCTTCATTATCAGAAGGTGACTCCTCAGGTTGCTCAGGCTGCTCAGGCTCTGGCTCTGTCTCAGGGTCGACAGAAGGTGGCTCTTCAGGATTTACTTCAGGTTCAGGCTCAGGAGTAGGTTCTGGTGAAGAAGGTTCTGGCGTTGGCTCTGGTTGTGGTGTTGGCTCTGGTTGCGGCTGTGGTTGTGGTTCGGGAGTTGGCTCAGGCGTTGGAGTCGTTGGAGTTTGAGGAGGAATAGGTGTCGGAGTTGGTTCTGGGTTTGGTGTTGGGTTTGGTGTTGGGGTTGGCTCTGGCTGTGGTTGTGGGGTTGGTTGTGGGGTTGGCTCTGGTGAGGGCGTGGGAGCAGGATTGGGCGGAACGACTTGGGATTGCTGAACAGAAGCAATTACGGCAATGGCTGAAGAAACTGTGGAAGTAGCCTCATCCGCTTTTTGAACTGCTGTGTTTGCTGCTGCATCTGCAGTTGCTAATGCGGTTGTTGCTGCTGCATCTGCTTGTGTTTTTTCTGTTTGAGCATTTGTTAAATTTGTTTGAGCAGTAGTTAACGTAGATTGGAGGGTATTTAGTGTTTGAGTTTCTGTTGTTAATGTGGTCTGAGATGTTGCAAGTGCTGTCTCTGCTGCTGTTTTCTCTCCCTCTTTAACTGCTAACACTGCGGTTTCTGTAGTAACTGTTGCTTCTGCTGCTTGTAATGTGGCTACTTGTTGTGGCGTAGCAGAACTTTGAGAAAACTCAGACCCTGGAATTATTTCCCACCCACTTCCTGTATAACGCATTAAAGCAACGTGAGCACCACCGCCATTTTCGTAATACCAAAAAACAAACTCTTTTTTAGTGCCAGCAGTAGTTGCTACATCTGCGGTGGAGCCTCCTCCACCCTTGTCAACCCAATCGTTAATAACTAACTGACCATCTAGATATAAGCGAACACCATCATCTGCGGGGGCATGTAAGTATTGAGTACCTGTAGTCTGCGGAGTCCATTGACCAGAGTACTTAACAATTACATCCTCTGACCTATTAGAACCAGCAACGTTACCGAGTCCCCATTGTTCATTTATTCCATTGGTATCGGTTGTAGTGTGAATAGGAGATGCTCCTGCAGGGAGAACTGGAGAAGCGTTTTGCCCTAATACGTTGTACACCTCAACCTTTAGACCTGGTTGAGTAGCAGCGTCTACCACGGCTTGTGCTGCTGCTTCTGTAACTACTGCTTGAGTTACTACGGCTTGTTGAGTTGAAACAGCAACTGTTGCTACATTTACATCTTCTTGACGAGCAGCGACTACTGCTGTTGCTGATGCGACTACTGGAACCTGTGTGTCTACCGCACTTTGAGCAACAGCCACTACTTGAGTTTTGTCTGCAACAACTGCTGTAGCAGTTTCTGCAATTGCTACCGCAACAGACGCTGAGTCAGATGCAGCCACTGCTGCAACAATGGCAGTCTGTGCTTCTTCAATTCTTGCTTGAGCAGTTGCTACCGCTGCTACAACCGTTGTATCGGAAGATACTGGAGTTGGAAGATTAGTTGTGGCAGTATTTAGGTCTTGTTGGGCTTGTGTAGTTGTTACATTTGCAGACTCAATTTTATTTTCAACGGAGGTGACTGATGGACTTTCAGACGTGGCAGGAGTGGGCGTGGACTGCGTTGTGCTTGGGGACGGGGATTGTTCTGGGGACGGTGTGGACACGGGAGCCGTTGAAGTCGAAGGTGAAGGCTCTGCAGTCACTGTTGGCTCAGGAGCGGGTGAAGAACTTGGACTTGGTTCAGGAGTTGAAGTTTGCGAAGGCGAAGGTGTTGGCTCAGGACTCTGACTTGGAGCGGATGAGGTCGAAGTGGTTGTGGAGGGAGTAACTTCCTCTGCATACGTCGTCTCTGTTCGCATAATCGTGTAAACGAAAGCAAGTAAGAGAACAGCAAAAAATTGTTTAATTGCTTTCGGTAGCAATTAGAGACACCTCGTGGTCAGTTTTTTTGAGGAACCCAGTTACGATTAATAATCATTGGGAAAGATTTTCCACTGTTAATGGATTCCCCACGTACACCTTTGCCAGGACTTGACCACGAGATAATAGACGGCTTTTCGACCGATTTCATTTGAACGCTTGATAGGTTGGCGTTCGGATTCATGTCGTAATTATTACAACACTTTACGTATTTGGTGTGCTAAGTGGCGTTGGTTCTATATTTAAGTTTGGGGCAACATCATCTGCACCCCAAGGTTTTGGTAAATCTTGTTTTGCATTTGGGTCAACATTTGCAAGTGGATTACTTGGTATTGGCATTGGATTAGGAACTGAGTTTTTCCAATCAGGAGTATTAACAGTCATGTTTGGAATCTCCACGTAGTTATCGTGGATGTCATTAGTAACAGGTGCATTGACTGAGCAAGCACTGAGTAAAACGGTTATAAGTGGTAGTCCCACTAACATTCGGGTGTTAGTCATAATGCTAGATTATAAACCCACTGTTATCAGATAGGTCAAGTCGACACGAACAAATGTTTGATATGTCTAAAGTTAGGGTATAGACTTCTTTTGCTTCTTCTAAAGAAGTTTAAGACCTTAGGCTGTCGGTACAAATGTACCTTTCGGGGACGGCCTAAGGTCTTATTTAATCAGATGCCATTCCTCCAACAGCACTTACCCCATGACCATCGGCTGCTGAGGCTGTTTCCCCTGAATCTTGGTTTACTGCTTGTGGTTGAGATGCGGTCATGTATCCGCCGTAACCACTTTGTGCAGAAACGTATGTTGGGTACATCCCCCACCAATACCCGTTACCAACAAAGCCTTTATTTGGATTTACCAGACCCTTTTTACGAATCTCTTCTTCCGTTGTAGCAAACTGACTATTACTTAAGTTTCTCATGTAGTTACCAATGATGGATGAATAACAAACTCAGGGTCTTCAACACTTAGTGAGACTTCTTTAATTTTAATCGCGTATTTCTTAGCGTGGTGTCCACAGAAGAAGAGTTCTCCATTCAGCATTACGGCCCGTACCTTTGCCACAGCAGAACAACGGTCACAACGGTCGTTAACGTTCATGGCTATCTACCTGTTCTTGTTTCCTTTACCAATGTTCTTCTTGGCTGACATTACCTTAAGGTTAGACGAAGACTCATTACTTTTGTTGTTATCCTTATGGTCAACGTGTTCTTTCTTAGATAAATTCCTGCCTAATGACTTTTCTTTTTTGTGGCGGGCTGAATTAGTGCTAGTGGTTTTTTGAGACTTAGGGTCATACTCAACCATAATCTTGCGACCACCATTTTGCTTTGAGCCTTTGTAAGGTCCGTAAACCTTTTTCTTTTTGCTAGGCAGAGTCATAATTACTTAGTAACTGTGTAACCGTGTGAGCGTAATAGATTTATGGCTGCTTCAATGTCAGCAGATGGGCCTGTTGCTGCTGGTGCTTCTGCTGCTGCTTTACCTGCACCCTTAAACTTTGGTCTACCAAAACCAACAATAGAGATTTGAACTCCTGCTTTGTTCTTTTTGTAAGCACGAAGTTTCTTACAAGCCTCTCCACCATTACGTTGAGAGCCTCTCTTTCCATCTCCAGTAGTGTTGCCTTCAATACACCAAACAGTTCCGTCTTCATTGTCTTTGATAACAATGCCTACGTGAGAAATCCTATCGACACCGTCTGCGGGAAAATCAAAATAGGCAATATCTCCTGGTTCTGGGTCTGCAAGGTCGCCATCAATCCAAGCACCTTTTTTCTTAAAGGCTGCTGCACCACCAGGTGTGTAAACAGTGTTAGGTACTTTTACTCCTGCTTCATTTGCACACCACATAACAAAGGAGCCACACCAAGGCTGGAAGTTAGCCTTGGTGAAAGCACCATACTTTGTTTCGTTGTCTTTTGGACCTTCAATATAACCAACTTCGGCTTTAGCAACCTCAATAAGACGTGCTGCTGTTCCTTGCTCTGCCATTACTTTTTCTCCTTCTTACAAAAACACTCAACCTTGTTACTTAACTTATTGTGCTGCCAAGCCATGTATAAATTCCATCCAAACATAACAACCATTAAAAACCACATAATCTCCATTTCAGTAATTGAAGACCCTGCTGTTATTACAGGATGGTCATGGTTCACTCTTTATCCCAATCTAGGTCTACTGGTTGTTCTGCTGGCATAGCACCTTCTGGCTTTGCCTCAAGACGTGCACGGGTTGCATCAATCTCTGCTTCAAGTTTCTTATCTGCCAATGTGTTTTTGGCATCCATCTCTTTGTTGGCTAGTTGTGCTGACATGATGTCTTTAGCACCAGACTGACCAATCAAGAGACCTGCAAGAGTTCCCGTAATAAATGTTGCAACGCTGCCTAATACATTGAAGAACATCTTGTCATTCTCTGACTGTGCTCCGATTGGCTGCGATACGAAAAGAAGTCCGTAAAGAATTCCCAATGCTGTGAATAGGAGAATCGCTCCTAATGTGATGCCCAAGATAAACTTTAAACGAGCATCTAAGTCTGCTGGTGACAATCTGTCTTTAGCCATTTGGTTGACCGCTTTCTGTGGTTACTGTGTTTTCATCTGTTGTTAGGTTCTTCAGTATATCTGAAGTACATGTAAGGCTTGCTTCACAAATAGGAGGATTGCACTCTGCGTTTTTCCAATTTGCTGGGTCTTGGCATGGATAACGATAACGCTCTAGGTTTTCGCATCCTGTAAGTGAAAACAAGAGGACACTAGCCATGCCAGCAACTAATAACTTCTTAACGTTTTTCACTTTCAAATGACTCCTTAATTGCTAATCGTTGTGCTGTACTTTTATCTCTCATTCGATTTGTGCGACGGTCATTAAATACTGCGATTTTTTGATTCAGTTTGTAATTGCCTGGAGCACCCTTGCCTAAGGACTTGTCTTTCTTAGGCACTTGGCTTTGGTCCAGGTGCTTTGGTTACTGGACGACCAGATGCTTGTGCTCCTCTTCGTGTGTAGTTTTGATGCTTGGATGTGGTGGAAGAATATTTAACGTCTGGAATTACCCATCCGTGTTCTGCACTGTGTACTCCAATTGGTGTGCCGTAAGAATGAACAACGTAATCAATGTCTTTTAAAGGTTGAATAGTTGCACGAGCAGCCTCTGGCATACGACCAAAGATTAAATGGTCGCCAGGGCCTGTGTGTCCACGTGCATGAATCGCACCGTGGCTAACAAAAGCCTCACGTCGTGAGATTTTTTCAATTGCTTCTCTGGAGTTAACTCTTTTAGGCATGGTCAAATAGTAAAGTACTTATTCGTACTTGTACTGCTCTTTCTTAGTAAAAGGTGCAGAAGTCCAAGCATCTTGAGACTCGGCTATCTTCATAGCCTTCAGAGGGGCTGCACCAGCCAAAATAGCCCCTACAGCATACTTTGCACCGTTTCCTACTCCATAAATGCCATCGGCTCTTATACCGACCGACAGGTCGTCTTCAATGGCAAATAGAGTTCCACCAACAGCAACTAAAAACTGAAAACGGTATTCGCCATCAATGCCCTCTTCTTTAAAGTCAAATCCGTTATTAATTAAACATTGGCGAAGAGAAGGCACTACTTTTGCAATCATGAAGTGATAGAGGTCTTTGATGTCTTTTTCGGTAGGTGCTGGTGGATTCCAGATGTGTTGTGCTACATCGCAAGGGAAGGCTTCTCCTGCTCCAGCAATTAAAAAATCCCCACGTCTTGAAATTTTAGACATGTGGGGATGATGGAACTTACGTCCTTGACCATCTGTTGTTTGATTATCGCAATAGATAACGCATTTATCTTTCTGCTGGATTCCAATAATCGTCGTCACAGTAGGTCCTCAAAGTCGGGGGGGATGAGTAATTCTACTTCTCACCCCCCGACTTAGAAAGTGTCTACTTAGGGTCTCTGTATGTGAAAGACCCGTAGAAACGGGCTGTTTTGCCCTTATCGTCTGTTTCTGGACCTGCTACCAATTTAACGCTCTTACGAGGTGTCTTGGCTGCTGCTTGGGCTTTAAGCCACTTCTTGGCAGCAGAGGCGTTTTTCCAAGCGGTAACTGAGGCGGTCTCGTTATCGTCTTGGTCGTTCTTAAGAATAATTGTGGCTAACCAACCGCCACCTTTCTCTTTGTTAAGAACTGCTTTTGCTTCAAACGTGAAGATTTTTCTTGGCACGTTCATCTCCTTTGTTCAAATAGGGTGAGTTGACAATAACACGGATGGGTGGGTGGGTCTAGTATCGCACCATGGAAGGTTTAGAAAAAATTGACTTTCGTGGCATACCCACGCATGAGTGCCCCGTGTGTGGAAGCACGTCCTTCCGTATAGTAGCGGGGTTTATTGACTACAACATAGCCTGGTGGGGAACAGACGCTGAGTGCTACGAGTGCGGAACTAAACTGACTGTTCCAACTCCCGTGGATGACCCTGAGAGGTCTGAATCGTAGTTTCAAACCCTGCGATATTGCAGAACATAGCCACATTTGGTTTTAGAGTATAGACATCCCACTCACGAGTCATACCGCGTTTTAATATGTACCAATCAACCGCTTCATCTATTGGTTGATTGGTTATTGCCTCAAGTAAACGTTCTGCACCTTTTTTGGAAACCCAATAACATGCGTTAGACCAAACTTGGTATGAACGACAAATCCTAGAGTCACCGATATCAAATGATTGCTTGTAGTTGTTTTCGCCTTGCCACTGATGCACATATTGATAGAAAAAGTCCCACATCATCGGTAATCGGTTTAGATACATCTTGCTGTAGTACAGAAATTCGGGGTCCAACAGAATGTCATCTTCCAGTAGTAGAAGAGCGTCGTAATCAGATGAGGCGAACTCCCGCAACGCCAAGACCGTTGAGTGCCATAGTCCTACTTCACCTGGTTTAAGCATCTTTGAAAAGTGAAGTGGGCATGCGTCAGATGCAGTCATCGTGGGGCTAAATAACTTTGGAAGTTCTAAAGAACTTTCTATTTGGGACTTGTTGCGGTCCCTTTCTTCGTTGATGCCAGGAATGTTAAATATTTGATAGACGAGATTCATCACACCAGTTTAGCGGGTAACCTCACAGATACAAGTACACGAGTCAATCTCGCAAACGCCAAACAGGATGAAATGACCACATTTGCGACACTTCTTGGGTTGACGTACATCTTCACTCACAGCCCAATTATCGGACTAGGAATTCCAGAGTTCGTCCTCAATACGAAGAATCTCTTCTAACTTTTCTTCTGCGACATGTGATGATTTTTGGTTGGGGTAATACTCGTAGTCATCAAACGTTTTGAGTTGTAACGGGTATTCAAACTGTTTCTTCTTCAACATTTTTAAAACCGTTCTCTCTATCTAGGTTGAGGTAATCCAACTCTACAACTTGGAAGGTTTCGTTGAAAAGAGCCAACACTTGGTCCACATTGAGAGAACCGCAGGTGTACAGGTCGAACTGGACTAATGCTGGGTCCTTCTCATCCCAGATGTGGAAAGCGATGTGGCTGGTCTCAATCATCACAATTGCAGTTAGACCACGGTTACCTGGCTTATCTACATAACTAGCAAATGGCCCCTTGATAATCTTCATGTCGATGTTCTCAACTAAACGTATCAAGAAGCCGACGGCCTCTTCCTCGCTCCGCATCGGGGAGGTTACTTTTGCGTTAATCAACAAGTGTTTATGGAAAAGGGGCTTTACCTCGTCTCGCCCGCAAGTACAGTCAGCACAACCACTGGACTGCTCGTTTGCTAAAGGTAGTTCATTTATACTGGTCATAGACGCAAAGGCTACTGCCTAACAATGCTTATGTAACGCTAGTCGCGGATTGCTCAATGGCTACGGTGGCTGGTGCGACGCTACCGACCCCCTGACCCCCCTGGCTCTTGAGTATCCCTGCCGTGTTTTGTACGTACATTGTGTATACATTGTGCGTACAAATTTAATCACCTGGCTCTTTGGCTACTGCCTCCAAATTGACCTTCGACCTGGGTATCTCATCTGGCGGTGGTTTTTACAGCGATTTTCTAATGGTGGGGGGGTCACTTGTATTGTTCTTTAGCAATCTGTTTATGAAACAACTTGTACGTGTTCTATCTATGTTTATTTACTTATGTTTTTTAGTTGTTGATAGCAACGTTGATAGCAAGTTTGGCTACTGTGTTTTTTATTTATTGACTTGTGTGAATACCACCAGAAAATCAAGCACTATCAAGCACTATTATCAGATAGTTATTTAGTTATTTATTTACTAACTACCTAACGTGATTACTTAGTGTCACACAATCAAAATCACTTGCTAATCACTATCTATTACTTCTCTATCTATCTATGTATTACTTCTATCTATTCAATAACAACAAGTGTTCCCCGACTTTTTTTACGTTTCGTGCGTTGCGAGATACACGTTGTGTATTAGTGATTACTTGACGTTGTTGTTGATTATGATATGAATAAACTTCTATAGATAGATTACATCTATGCTCTGGTTCTTCAGTATTTAACACCGCCACCACCTCCGCCACCTCAATAACAACGTTAAATAACTTTCTAAATACCTTTCAATCTTCTATAACTAAATAAATAAACTTCTTATTGTTATATCTTGAACAACTTACGCATCTACGCTCTTCACAAAAACTCTTGCGTTGAAACCTTTACAAAATAATCGCCAACAGAGAGTACGTATAAATGACGGCGAAAACTCTCACTATTTAGGCGTAAAACACGCGAGTTGCGTGGGGGGGGTGGGGTCGTGTATTCTCTACCTCAGGTAGTTAGCCCAACGGAAGTTGTTGAGGCAGGTGAAAGAAAACTTCTATTGAAGTTATACAAATAGTTTTCACGCAATCTTGTGTAAGTCGTGAAACAAAATCGTGTAACTAACTTCTTTAGTAAATAGTTTTCGGTATTCACTAAATCGAAACTTGTAGTGACAAACAACTT